TTATTTTATTTGGTCTCTTAAAATAGATACTATTCTATCAAGAGAATGCTCATCAATATTTCTAATGGTACGCTTGCTGCTCATTCCGAGCTTACCTTTGATTTTTAAGTGGAGAATACCCAAATGCATTGTAGCCATTCCTAATGGATTTGGGGCAATGTCAAAGTCAACTTCTTTGATACTTTTAAATTCAACAACTTCAGTATCGGCACCACCAAAAATACCGCCTTTCATAATGACAAATAAAAGTTTCTTTTCAGTGATAACCATAAAACCAAATTTAGTCAACTTCGGATCGGCAGAAGTTATATGTAGAATCTTTTCCTTTTTACCAACTTCTTTTTTTAAAGCTTTAATTGCATATTCGTAAAACTTTCTTTCTGATTTAGGGAATTCTTTAATGATAGATTCAAGCTCTTTAAGAAATATTGGATAGTCTATGATTCCATACTTATAGTTTAGTTTTTGAAATTTTTGTGCCATCACTAATCTCCTCTATTCATCGCTCACAAGCATAGTTGTCGTGATCACGATCCATTTTCGATTGGTATGCTGGATGTGAACTCGGAACACCATTAGGATATTTTTTTCTTAGTTCAGTGCAGTTCGCAAAGCTCTCTGATCCACTTGACGAAACGGCAGAAGAAGTTTGCGTATCATTTGTATCATCTGATGTTTCTTTTGAATCAGCATTTGAATTTTTTGAAGCTGATGACTGTGATATAGATTGTTTAGATGTTGTGGATTTTTTTACATCTGTGGTTTTATCTTTGACACATCCATTAAACCCTTTATCAGTAACATACCCACTCTTACTCCAGATGGACAATTTCTCTGTTTTTGCTTGCTGTTCGTCTTTTTCAAATTGATCTATGTATTTTGTGTTTGGTTCGTACACATAGGCTACTCTTGCTAGACCTTCTTTTAATAATGTTTCTTGTACAGATTTACCGTCTACATAAACGTAAGCAAGCATTCTTCCATATTTGTCTCTTTGGTCACCTTTATCAAACTCTAATTGCAGTTTGCCATAGCTAACCAATTCTTTGTTTCTCTTAGAGGCGTCCTCCCCATAAGGTTGAACACATGAGTTGGGTTTTTTAGTTTCTGGCGTGTCAATTAATAGGTAACGAACTGTTTCGGATTTCCCATTATATTTGACTTTGATTGTATCGCCATCGACTGATTTTTCTAGAGTAACGTCAACTAAATTCTTTTTGTTTTCTGTACTTTTAGTCGAGTTAGATTTGCTTGTCTCATTTGATTGTTTTTCAGCAGTCTGTTGTGATGACTCAGTGTTTTTCTCAGAGGATGTTGTCGAGCCACAAGCAGCTAAAGAAAAACTGAGAGTGAGAGCTCCAATACCTAATAACCATTTTTTCAATTGTAATTTCCCCTTTTATAATGAAGTGCAATCTCTCTCTTTGTATCGACTAAATAAAGGATTTTTTTACTTTTTCTCTCTGTCAACTGATCAAAAACCCTGAATGTTTCACCTCAAAATTTGCGGTTGAATGCAGAAATAACCTCACGTATCACCTCAAAAATTGAGGTTGAAATGGGTTCAACTGAATAGTTTACCTCAAATTTTGAGGCGAAGTGTTCAGCATTAATTAAACTAAACTAAACTAAACAATAATAATAAATAAAGATAAAGAGATCGTTATGTAATTATTTTTTGTTCCCGTTTTTTATATCTCCGGGTTGTCTACCTGATTTTAATTGCTCAGCAATAATTCTTTGAGCTGCTTCTAAAATTGAAGCTGTTATCTTTCCATCAGCAGCAGCGACCAATGTATCAGGATCTTCAAGAATCCTTCTTGCTTCTTCGTTGAAGATATTATCCTGAGCCTCCTGACTTTCTCCCCTTAAAAGAAAATCAGTTGTTACGCCATAATAGTCAGCAAGCTTTATTAGCATGTCATAGTCAGGTTTTCTTTTATTTATCTCGTAATGAGCATATGTGCCTCGTGAAATCCCTAGAATTTCAGCCAATTTATCTTGAGTGAGTTTCCTGGATTCTCTAAGCTCTTTTAATCGATTGCCTAGCATTTTCCCTCCCACTTTCTATGTAAAAGATTATAAAACTTTCTTGTTCTGCCTTCTGAGTTAGCTTTATAACTACACAGGCACACACAGGTACACACAGGTACACACAGGGCTATTATAACGTAGCAAAATGCTACAATGAAAAATTGTTGCAAAAAAGTACAAAAAGGTGTTGATTTGTAGCATAAGGCTACAGTATAATGAAAACAACAAGTAGCGAAACGCTACAAAGGAGGTGCGAAAGTGAAACAACGTACTTGGTTGCTCCATATTCGAACCAAAGCAGAAATGACCCAAGAAGAGGTTGCTAATCGGGCAGATATAAAAAGACCTTACTACAGCCAAATTGAATCTGGGGTGAGAAGACCTAGCGTTCAAGTGGCGAAAAAAATCTCCGAAGTTTTGGAGTTTGATTGGGCTCTTTTTTTTGATAGTGAATGTAGCGAAAAGCAACAAAATGCACATTCTGCTTAATTTCTTGGTTAGTCCAACGCAACGGACAAATACAGTATAGGAGTGAAAACATGAATCAAAGAAAGATAGATCAATTAAACGATTTGTTGAATGGTATGTCTCAGTCTGAATGGAATCGGATCAAACAACATGTAGATATGTTGTTCAGTTCTAAAGTCGCCAAAGTGCAGTTTGACGACTCAGAACTATTAGAAATTAACTTAAAACGTGAATTTAGAATTTCTTAATATGAACCAATAAAAGGAGTTAGATTCAAATGAACAAAGCAAAAGTAATTGCTTCAGCCACGAACTGGACCATCAATGAAGCCGCCAACTTCATTGAAAAATCCAGTCCCGGCCAAGTTGAATTTTGTCTTATTTCTTGTTTGGAATTTCTAAGGATTCAAGGTCGATGTCGTATTCCTTCAGTTTCTTAGCAAGCTCAGAATGATAGCTTTTGACAGTTAGTAAGCTGATATCTTGAGCGAATTTTTGAAGAAATAAGTGAACATCTTTTTCATCTTTCATGAATTCCGGTAAGTCTTCCTTACCGTACATGCTGAGATTACCAGCGTGTTCTGTAAACCATTCAAGATAAGCATTGTCACTGATTTTCTTAAAATCCATATATTCTCCCCACCTTTCACGTAGAAGATTTTACCACAAGTGAAAGGTTGATAGATTACAAAGTAAGCAAAATTCTTGGTTAGTCCAACCGTCCAACACGAATACACTGACGTGAGGTGATCACATGGCGAAACAAACTAAGAAAAAAACAACGAACATCAAAATCGGCAAAGAGTATTACGGAACAATGGACAGAGAAGAATGCTTTCGTAAAGCTCTGGAACCGTATTTCACTTCAAAAAAAGACCTGAAGTTAAACGCTTAAAATTTTCTGCTTCACCTTTTTTTGGTGGACAAGCAAAGGAGGCCACAACAACATGAATCAACTGCAAAACTTCTCCCATCAACAGTTTGGAGAACTGCCAATCATTCAAATTAACAACAAGGATTATTTCGGTGCAACTGAAGTGGCTGAAGCACTCGGCTACGCAAATCCACATGACGCCATATCAAAACATTGCTTGGAAAGTGGGGTCGCGTTTCACGAGGTCACCGATTCAATGGATCGGACACAACAGAAAAAATTTATCAACGAAGGAAATTTGTATCGGCTGATCGTGAAATCAAGGCTTCCCGCCGCAACTCAGTTCGAATCATGGGTGTTTGATGACGTGTTACCAACATTACGCAAAACAGGCCAGTACGGCGGCCCGAGAGTTTTATCCGATGAAGAACAGCGAATCGAATCGCTGAAACTCACTTTACAAACAGCAGAACAACAACAAAAAATGCAAAAAGTGTTGTTCCATCATGAAAAACAGATCGGTGAACTCAGTCAAAAAGTGGACGAGCAAATCACTCTGGATCACGGAGAACAGCGCCGGCTTCAAAAAGGCGTAGCGCGCCGGGTTTATAGTATCACGGAAGATAAGACAGAAGCGGCCAGGCTTTTTAGAGAATTATACCGTGAGATTAAAGACCGGTTCGGCGTCTCAAGCTACAAAGACGTGAAGCGCCGGGAGCTGTTAACCGCAATCAAATATATTGAAAATTGGGTTCCTCGCAAGGTTTCCTAAAGCCTTCCGAGTTCCTTCATTAATTAAATTTTATCATTGAAAACTAAATATATCAGGAGGCGAACATATGTCGAACAATCCATACAATATGGACAATTTATCCACCCTTCTCAGAATCGAGCGGCAAAGGGCAAAGCTGTCACAGTACCAGATGGGGAAGATCATCGGGAAAAGAAATCAATCGTTTATTTCCAACGTTGAGAACGGTGTTTTTCCTTTAACACCTGAATTGTGTATCAAGTGGTTTGAAGCGTGCGGAGCTTACGAACATGTTGACCTCGTGCATTATCTTTTCAGGCTGCACCCAACAGCGGCGGCGCCTATTGATCCGGCTCTAAACGAGAGCGCTAGCGCCGCAGTGATCAATATGATTCATCAGCTTGAAGAGGCATTGCAAGCAACAAGGCATTTAGCGCGCTGGCTGGCAAACGATAGGCCGGGCCGGCAGGCGGAAGAATTGCCAATGGCTGATATTAAACAGATTTTTGATCTGATTCCGGCAAACAAAACACTGATATATTCGCTGGCCCGCAGTCATGGCCTGAATATGAAGGAACTGGCCGAAAGATGGACGCGGAAAGCGCTAGTGAGTCAGGTTGCAATGGCAAAAACAGAGGAAAGGCAGGCGTTGTTGGTATGAAAATCAATCAGTTTCTTAAATCGGATGCAGATTCAGCAAAAAGAAAAATCGAGTCGGCGGAAGAGCTCTCTATCATGCTTTCGGAGGCATTACGGGATGGCGATTACGAAGAAGCTATCAGTCTTGCAGGGAGCATCAAGGTTCTTACAGAGGATATCAGCCGACTGGCGAATAAAGGACGCTTACACCAAACCGTTTTAAATATGGCGGCCCGAGGGATTCACCTGAGTGTTGTAAGTAGGTGTTCACAATGAATATTGAAAATCCAATGGTCTTGAACAACTGGCATGACAAGACGACAGAACCGGAAACAAAAAAGGACTTTTTCGGGGATGAAGTAACGTCAGCAGATAATTATGTAATCGACAGCGGCGAGGTAATTTTACAAGACAATCTTAAACGCTATCTGAAGGAACAACTTGGTTTTAGGTTTCATTCAGCACAATAAAAAAGCCCACTTGGCAGAGTGGACTTCAAAAGGTCTTTTGGTAAAGAAATGTTCTTTTAATTATATCAAATTACCTGTCTAAAAACAATTAGAAATCGGGGGAAATAACAATGATTAAATTAAACCTTGAAAACAATATCGGTAAAAAAGCGAATTTTGAAGCTGACAGTTTAACAGCTCGGGAAGCAGGCTCAATTATCCATCAAATTATTACTTACATGAATGCCAATGAAATGCCTGGCCGCATCCGTCCCGAACAAATATCTACGGCAGCCCGTCAAACAGCAGAGTCTATTACTGCTATTCCTCAAAAGGATGACGTAGAAAAAAACACCGATAAGGCAGGCGCGGCAGATGCGAGAGAGGCAACAAAAACAGTGACAAATCGGCTTGCTGAAAAAGCTGAACCTGCCGAAAAAATCAATTCAAGACCAAGACAGGTTCAATTGTTGAACAGTGAACGCCGTTTGGCGACGCCAATTGTTTTCCCTACAAACGACAAGGGGGAGCGTGAAAAATGGAAAACGAGATTTTCATGTCCTTCATGTGGATTAAGTGAAACAAAACACGTCCCCCAAGGATTCCGTTTTACACCATGTGATAACTGCGGAACGCGTGTTCAAATCAAACCTGCAAACGCTGCGTGGGGGCAGGAAGATTCAGAGGGATTCGTATACAGAGCCAATAACTTCTATGAGGAAAAAAAGGAGGAAAGATACGATGCCTAAACCAGTAACAGCATCTTTCAGCGACCGAGCGGACGATCAGAAGCGTTTGAGACAAGTCGGCGGCTCGATCATGTTCAGTAAAGGAAAACCCGTATTTTCTTTCCCATCAATGGCCGCATACCGAGAATGGCAGCAACTTGGTGCGGAAGCATACAAGAGAAGGGTGGGGCTGCTCTGATGCAGGCTGAGATATTTGCAAAAACTGCAGATATGAGCCGTGAAGAATGGCTAATGGAAAGACGGAAGGGCATCGGTGGTTCTGATGCCTCCGTAATCCTGGGGTTAAACAAATGGAGAACCGCATTTGAATTATGGCTGGACAAAACGGGACAAGTTCCGGTCAGTGAGTCAGCCAGCGAGGCGGCTTACTTCGGCTCAATCCTTGAGGACATTGTCGCAAAAGAATTCGAAGTTCGGAGCGGAAAAAAGGTTAGGCGTAAAAAGTCCATGCTCAAGCATCCTGAATATGATTTCATTTTGGCGAATGTTGACCGAATGATCGTTGGAGAAAAGGCCATTCTGGAATGTAAGACCACATCGGAATACAACTTGAAAGAATGGGAGAATGACGAGATCCCTGCTGACTATATTGTTCAGGTCCAGCACTATCTTGGCGTGCTTGGTCCCGAGTATAAAAAAGCATACTTTGCTGTTCTGATCGGTGGCAATAAATTCGTCTGGAAAGAAATTGAGCGGGACGATGAATTAATCGAAATGATATTCACTGCTGAAGTAGAGTTTTGGAATGCTGCGGTATTGGGTGGGGTTGCTCCGGCGTTGGACGGCTCAAGCGCAGCAGAAGAATATCTGAAAAAACGGTATGCGGAAACGGAAAGCAACAAGGTTATTGATCTTACCGCGGTAAACCGTGAACGGATAAAGCAGTATTTGCAATTAAAGGAAAGTATCGCTGAATTGCAATTGCAGGCGAAAGAATTAGAAAACCAAATCAAACACGAAATGAAGGAAGCGGAATATGGATTCATTGGAAACTATCAAGCTAGTTGGAAACCGGTTGTATCTAACCGGATCGACACCAATAAACTGAAAGAGCAGTTTCCAGATGTATATGAGAAAGTCACAAAAGAAGTGCAATATAGACGCTTTGGAATTAAGGAGGTTAGCTAAATATGGCTACAAATGAATCACTTAAAAATAACATTCAAAAACAGAATAACGCGCCAGGGCAGCCGCAGGGAACAACGATGAAGGGCCTGCTTTCTTCTCCGGCAGTCATGAACCGGTTTGAAGAAGTTCTGGGGAAAAGGGCGTCTCAATTCACAGCATCAATTTTAAGTCTGTACAACAGTGAAAATACTCTTCAAAAAGCAGAACCTATGAGTGTAATTTCATCGGCTATGGTGGCGGCAACGCTTGATCTGCCAGTGGATAAGAACTTGGGTTATGCCTGGATCGTTCCGTATAAAGGGCGGGCACAATTTCAGCTTGGTTACAAAGGATACATTCAGCTTGCTTTGCGGACAGGCCAATATAAATCTATCAATTGCATATCTGTCCATAAAGGAGAATTGCAAAAGTGGAACCCACTAACCGAGGAAATAGAGATTGATTTTGAAAAACGGGAATCAGATGCGGTTATTGGCTACGCTGCTTACTTTGAGCTTTTAAACGGTTTCCGGAAAACAGTGTATTGGACAAAGGCGCAAGTAGAGAAACACAAAAAGAAGTTTAGTAAGTCGGACTTTGGTTGGGGCAAGGACTGGGACGCAATGGCCCTTAAAACCGTTCTTAAATCCATGCTTAGTAAATGGGGGATTCTCTCCATTGAAATGCAAAAGGCAGTCATCGAGGATAACGAGGAACGTGAGCGAATTGACATTACTGACGAAATGGCAGAGCCGGAAATCATTGATGCCGAAGTGTCAGAAGAAAAGCCAAGCGCGCAGGATGTCGATCCCTTTGACGGTAAGCCTGTAGACATTAGCGAAAATGACCTGCCATTTGATTGAGGTTAGCATACCCTTCTGTTACAAGTGGATGACAGAAGGGGCGCCTAACCGGGCGCAACTGTTCCGTGATTATGTTCAGGGTTATATCCGAACAAATGAACCGGGCTTGCGTTTAGTCCGCATCAGCGGCATGACAGCACTGTGTGAAAGGAAGTAGGTGAGCCATGAACTACCTGAAAGAAATGAACGGCTTCATGAATTGGTTAGAAACGAATCCGTTGTCTGCAACAACACAAGCGTTATGGTTCCATCTGATGCACATCAATAATAAAACCGGGTGGCGGGAGTGGTTCACCACTTCAAATACCACTCTTCAAGCAAAAATCGAGATAACAGAAAACACGTTGATAAAGCACCGGAAAATTCTGATCGAGCTCAAACGAATAGAATATGAGCCGCAGGGGAGAAAGGCCGGAAAATACAAGCTGATCTCTTTTGAAAATCCAGTACGTAATGAGGAAACGGACAACCGTAAAGCGGATATGCCAGACGCGGCGGCATCGCCAAAAGAATCAGCGCCAAAAGCACAGCAGGAGGTTGACGAAAAAATGAAAAACGCATTTGAACTATTCGAAAACAAAACAGCCCGCACAATTGGCACAATGGAGGTTCAGCGGCTCGGGTATATGGTGGATGATTACGGCGAAGAGAAAGTCATGGAAGCAATGAAACAGGCTTTCAGAAGCAAGGGCAACAACGTCAATCTGAATTACATTGAAGCAATCCTCTCAAACCCATTCAGCCAGAGACGAAAGGAGAAACAGCAGTATGGAAGCTCGCAAAACGCAAGATATGGACGCGGCAATGAAGGCCATTCTAACCAAGCTCCGGGATCGGTCAGCAGCATCTTCAGTGGGACAGGCCGCCTCAGAAGAAAAGGCTGAATACGAGTGCTCTGACTGCAAGGATAAGGGCATTATCGTTTACCGGATTCACCAAGACACAGAGCGTCAGCTGAGAAAAGAGCATAAGACAATGGAAAGCCTGGCCCCCGATCAAATGGTAAGAGAAGAGGATTATCTTGCGGGGAAAGTATGCTTGCCGGATAAGGCCCGGGAATGGAAAACCACATTTTCAAAGCAATGCGAGTGTGTAAAACGAAAAAAGATCGCGCGGCTTATGAAGGCCAGCGGCATTACGGAGGAATTTGAAATGCTTTTATTTGGTAATTTCATTACAGACGGCAAGCCGGACATGATCAAGGACGCTTATGAGTGCGCAGTGGAATACTATAAGGATTTTCTCAACATCATGGGAAAACGTTCAAACAGTATCGCTTTGCTCGGGCAGCCGGGCAGTGGAAAAACGCACCTGTTAACGGCGATCATGAACAATCTGATCAAGAAAAAATCAATTTACTGCATGTATTTCCCGTACGTTGAGGGAATGGGCGATCTGCGAAATGACTTTGACCAGTTGGAAACAAAGCTCGACGCCATGCGGAAAGCCGATGTCCTGTTCATTGATGACTTATTCAAGCCAGTGAAGGGGGAGCCGCGGGCGACGGATTGGCAAGTGGAACAAATTCAATCGGTTGTGAACTATCGGTACCTGAATCATAAGCCTCTGCTAATCTCTTCCGAGCTTGATACGGGCGAAATTTTGGATATTGACGAGGCGCTGGGCTCCCGGATTCATCAAATGTGCAGAGATTACACGGTGATCATTAAGGGCGACCGGATGCAATTAAATCATAGGTTAGGAGATTGGGAATGACCGAAAAAGCGAACTTCACAGCAACCGGCGGCATGTATCTGTTCGGGCCCGCCGAGCAATCGGCCGGCCAGGACCTTACCCCGGCGATCCGGGTGCTTGAGGAAAAAATCAAACAAATGGAGCTGATGCACAGTGCTTAAAGCGGTTATTCTGCTTCCGGCCATCATCTTCACGGCGCCATACAAGGAAAAGCAGATTCAGCACTGGGAACAAATTGACGGGAGGTAACGACGGCAAGCGGAAACGGGCCGATAAGGAAATAGTCAGAGATATGGAGGCGGAAGAATGAGAGAGATTAAGTTTCGGGCTTATCATACAGAGAAAAGAGACGGTCAAGAATTTCCGCGAATGCTTGACTGGGATGAACTTCTCAATAATGACGAAGAGGAGTTAGCTTGTTATTTCAAAAACGAGTTTTCAAATGTATCACCTTTAATGCAATACACCGGATTGAAGGACAAAAACGGCCGGGAGATTTATGAGGGAGACGGCTTTATAGCAAAACATAAATCAGGAAAGGTTCATAAGGGAACGGTCAAATATGACTTATCGTTTGTTTTCGATATTAAGGATTTTGAAGAATTGTTCATTAATGGCGTAGGAGCCGTGAAAACTAACCGTAACTTTAATATTCATTCGTTTGTTGAATGGTTTGATGAATTTGAAGTCATCGGAAACATTTATGAAGATCCAGAGCTTTTGGAGGCCTCACATGCCAGCAAATAAATACGGAGCCAGAAAAACACAGGTGGACGGCATCACGTTCGATAGCCGGGCTGAAGCCAAATACTATGAACAGCTGAAATGGCTCAAGATGAGCAAGCAGATCAAAGATTTTAAGCTGCAGCCGCGGTTCCTGCTTCAAGAGGCATTCAAAAAGAACGGCAAGACTTTTCGGAAGATTGAATATATTGCAGACTTTGAGGTTCATAACCTTGACGGCAGTATCGAGATCATTGATATCAAGGGCGTGGAAACAAAGGAATTTGCCATCAAACGCAAGCTGTATGAGCGGCTTTACGAGACGCCACTCAAGGTGCTGGCGCTGGATAAGGCACTCGGCTTCATTGAGCTGGACGAGCTGAAAAAACTCAAAAGAAAGGCGGGGAAGACCACTGCGAAACGTGGTAATCGTAGACGATCGGCCGTTGTGGGTGCAGGAAGAAGATAAGCTCATGGCCTGCATGATGCTCTGTTCCGATTACAAACGATGCGCCAGCCGCATGGGAGCGGATTGCAAAAAGCTTGGAGGTTCAGAAATTCCCAAAATCAATTCAGGAGGTTATCGCTATGCAAGAAAAAATCGATCCATACAAGCCTGGTCCAGTTAAGGAGTGGAAAATGACGGCGGAGCAGTTGGCGGCATACGTCGAAAAGCATCCAATCATCTACCGTGAGGAATTAAAGCCATCTGCCGGCTTAACGATGCGGCTGCCGTCGTAAAACGTAAAAAAGCACCGAAGCTGCGCCTCAGTGCCTTTGATATGAACTGGTACTTCTATCATAGCACAGGGGGCGGCCAGAGTGAACAAGCCAACAGAAATAAAAAATCATGAAACAACTATTCAGCAAAGCATCGAGCCGGGGAAAGTTCGCATCATCGTTTTAGATGGCACTGAAGGGACTGCTCATTTAATGGACGCCCCGGAACACGGTAAAACAATCATTCAAACAATAAAAGGCGGCCTGGCTCGTTGTGATTACGAGATCGGCCACAAATTCAAATAGCAGGGGTTTCCCCTGCGGGGGAGGAACGGGCATGGATAAATTACAGGAAATTAAAGCGCGTATTTCAAAATTAAAAGGCTATGAAAATGCTAAGTCAACAGATCAATACTGGATGACTAAAGAACATGTTGATTTTCTGATTGATAGAACTGAACTGTCTGTTAAGCAGCAGGCAATCATTGAGGAACACCAACGCCAGCAGGAAGTCACGGTCAATCAGTTTCGGCAGGCGCGGGAAGAGATTCAGCGGCTTACTAAGGAAAAAGAACACTATCGAAAATCTCTCGATATAATAGCCGGAAATCCTAAAGTTGATTCTCTTGAAATAGCTGAACATATTGCAACTCAGGCACTGGAGGGGGCTGCGGAATGATGCCATTACAAGTAGAACTGCAACGGAACGTGAAGGCCACGAAGGACGAAGCAATGACCGTCGAGCAGGCGGCCGAGCTTTTAAAGGTTCACCCGGACTACATCCCGACGCTTGTCGCTCGTTCTGACGATCTCAAAATGATCGGCGATACCATTATCGCTAAACGGGATAAAACAAGTATCTGGCTGGTCGGGGCATGCGTGGGGCTTTTCTTCTTCGCTGTCGCTGTCCTGCCGGGATTGATGGGGTGACGGGATGATCAAGCAACAACTGGGACTTTTCAGAGAAATCATTGTCGATAACTTCGCGGGCGGAGGCGGAGCCAGTACCGGAATTGAATTGGCTACCGGGCTTTCGGTGGACATTGCGATTAACCATGATCCGGCGGCCATTGCCATGCACCAGGTAAACCACCCGGATACAGAACATTATTGTGAGTCTGTTTGGGAAGTAGACCCAAGGGAAGCAGCCAAGGGGCGGCCGATTGGTTTAGCCTGGTTCTCCCCGGACTGCAAGCATTTTTCGAAAGCCAAGGGCGGCAAACCCGTTGAGAAGAGCATCCGGGGGCTTGCATGGGTAGCGGTCAGGTGGGCGGCAACGGTAAGTCCGCGGGTAATCATTCTTGAAAACGTCGAAGAATTTAAAACGTGGGGGCCTCTTGGGAAAGATGGAAGGCCGGACCCGGACAAAAAAGGATATACGTTCCGTTCCTTTGTCAGAGCGTTAAACAGACACGGATATAAAGTCGAATGGAAAGAGCTGAAGGCGTGCGACTACGGCGCCCCGACAATACGGAAAAGGCTGTTCTTAATCGCTCGGCGTGACGGGCGGCCGATCATATGGCCCGAGCCGACACATGGCGATCCAAAAAGTGCGACAGTGAAGTCCGGAAAGCTTAAACCGTGGCGGACTGCCTCCGAGATTATGGACTGGTCACTGGAAACGCCGTCAATTTTCAACAGGAAAAAGCCTCTTTCAGAAAATACAATGCGGCGCATCGCTCGAGGTATACAACGTTTTGTCATTGACAGTAAAAAACCTTTTGTTATAGGGGAGCGCGGTAATTCACTCATTCAAATGGGATACGGCGATCCGGAAGGCCGGCGGGTGCTCGATCTGAAAAAACCACTCGGCACCATAACGGCCGGCGGCAATAAATTCGCCATTGCCACAAGTCACTTGATCAAGCTCCGCGGCACATGCAGAGACGGCCAAACGGTGACGAACCCAATGCCAACAATAACGGCGGGTGGCCTGCACGTTGGCGAAGTCAGGGCTTTCCTGACGAAATATTACGGGTCAGATACGGGGCAGGCTCTCAGTGACCCTCTGCATACAGTCACCACAAAAGACAGATTCGGCCTGGTCACGATTAAAGGTGAAAACTATCAGATCGCCGACATTGGGATGAGGATGCTTCAGCCTCATGAATTATTTGCGGCTCAGGGATTCCCGACTAATTACGTGATTGATAGAGATATAAACGGTGTAGCGTATTCGAAAAAGAAACAGATTGAGCGATGTGGTAACGCAGTTCCGCCGCCCTTCGCCGAGCAGCTTGTCAGGGCAAACCTTCCTGAATTCTGCGTAAGTGAACATATGACCAAGTTTACAAGACTAAAGGCTAATTAGGAGGGAATAGTGTGACTTTACTTGATGACATCGGCTTCACAGAGGAGCAATATCGAGAGCTTCGTGAACGCGGTATGTCTGATACGGAAATAGCGAGAGAGGAACTCCATTGCTCTCCATCCACTCTTTCCGTCTGGAAAAAGGCTAACGGGATAGTAATCCAGAAACCGTATCGCCTGTTCACTCTGGAAGAATGGGCGGAGCTTCGTAACCAGAATTGGACACACTTCCAAATTGCACAGCATTTCGGTTTCAAATGTATTGATACTTATTTCTATCATGCAAGAAAAATAGGCATTCCGCGTAAACGGAGAAGGGAGAAAGTTGAATCATGAATCTACAAAAAATGTTTGAAATGCAAAAGGTGCTTGACGATCGGATCATCAAAGAAAAGGGGCTTGAGGGGAAGGACCTGCTGCCAAACCTCATTCTTGCTCTACAGGTGGAACTTGCCGAGTGTGCGAATGAATGGCGCGGCTTTAAGCATTGGAGTAATAACCAAAAGCCAAGAACAAAAGTATCAACAAATGTTGGTGCGAATCCTGAAAACGCAGCCTTTTTCCGATGTGAAAATCACTATTGCGGAGAAAATTTAAACAAAGATGATTTTAAACACTTATTAGATCCGGATTATGAAATATGTCCTGTTTGTAACGTGGGTGATGTAACGGCTTTTCGTGATAAAAACCCACTACTTGAGGAATACGTGGACTGCCTGCATTTTATCTTGAGCATTGGGAACAAGTTGGGCTTAAATAGCAAAAAGATAATATCCTCCATCCATTTAAGTTACTTGAGTTCTACCATTGGTTTTAACACTGAGCGGCTTTTTTCTTCTTTGATGTCTACTGCTTACCGTTTACAGGTGATGAATGGAAAAGAAGCGCAGTTTCTCGACCTTTGTGTAAGCTTCTTCATTCTCGGTGAGCGGCTCGGATTTAAATGGGAGCAAATCGAAGCGGCTTACATGGAGAAAAACGCCGTCAATCACCAGCGGCAGCAGGAGGGGTATTGATGGATATTCAAAAAATCCAATCGGCGGCAATCAAAGTAATCAATAGCATTCGTAATCGAGGTTTCGAGGTGGATGTCATTCAGTTTAGGGGTGATGTCTGGGATGCGATTGTTGAGGATAACAAGCGTATCGGTTTCCGGAACGAGTCTAACCCGAAATTCGCAGGGTGTAAAGCTGAAAGCCAGGAGTTATTAACGCTGTTTGCATTCCGAATCATAGCAGCAGGGGCATATAAAGGCGGAATTCATGAAATTGACATCATTGATGGAACAAATGATATTTATTCACTCGTCACACCAAAATGAGCGACTATCCAAACAATTGAAGGAGGAAGAACAATGAAATTAGAACAAAAACACATTGATTTAATGAAATCATGTGAGAGCGGCGCGACGATTTGGGGATATGGTGATGCTTTGTTGGCAAGGGAAATACAAAAATTCGATCCGTTCTTTTTGGAATTTATTGGTAATGATGAATTAGGGAAATACGATCCGGAAGTTGAGAAGCTGACAGGGGCGGAGAGGATGCCGTATTTCGGATTAATTTTGCAGCCTGATGGAATGGCTTATGTCGAGAGATGGGAGGGGGAAAGAACAATGAAATTCTACGAAATCCATGATCCATATTACGCGCTTATTAAAGCAACAGACAAGGCAGATGCCGAAAAAGTTTACATCGAGAGCGTCGCCGACACGGACGATTACGAAAATTTTCAAGAGGATGAAATCCGAGAAGTAGAACGAGATTATGCGCTTGTTATGTTTTCTCAGATACAAGATCATGACGGCACTTGCGCGGGCTATGACTTTATTTCGAAAGCGTTCCATGACCCTGATTTCAAACTTCTTAAGATGGACGGTTCGCTCCTATGAAAACAGCATACAGAGTTTGGGACGGCGAGCAGATGCATTATGGGGATGACGTAAATCTGAACCTGTTCATAAGAGGCAAGGTATGGACGTTGTATAAAGATTCCACAGGTTTATGTCCTGATATAGTCGCTACTAATCCAGATGGAAAATCCGTTCTCATGAATGGTTCTGATCAGTTTGAAATAGGACAGTTTGATAGTGATGGAAAAGGAGCCTATAGATCTGGAAAAAGAATTTATGCAGGAGATATTGTTCGACAGCACGATCTTGATCCTGACTTATATGGGAATCCAATTCTCATTGGCGAAGTGAAAATGATTGATGGCTCATGGCGTATTGTTAATGAGAAAAAACAAGAGGTTCGCAATCTGTTTTCAGAAACGGCAATAAATTCAGTCATCGGCGACGTTTATCAAAATCCTGAGTTATTGGAGGGCGCGGAGTGAAATTTGCATTTAGAGTGTTGATAATTCTCATAATGTCGGCCGTTGCCGATTCCATAGGAATAATTCTGGCGTATTATTTCGACAATCAGAGTTTGAGATTAAATTGTGTGTCAGTTACCGCGGCGATCAGTGGGTACTTGGTTCGTGGATGGTGGCCGCCGGAAAAGAAGGAGGGCGCGGAGTGAAGACTACATTATTCCCTAAGCCGTACAGCTCCATGATGGCTATAACAGCCAAAAAGCCGAATGATGAACCCTTGACGGCTGCTGTTCTTTTTAAATCAATGGACCAAGTATTTGCGGAAATAGAACCTGAAGCGCAACCGGAAATATTTGCCGACACAATAACTCAGAGGGAATACGAAAGAAAAATGAGCAAAGACATTAAAATCTGGCACGGCTCGGAAATAATATGGGCTTTTGACAGAGAGGATATAGCGGCCATCAAAGAAATTCCCGGTGGCTCTCGGTTGGAATTGAAGAACGGCGACTGGTTCAATAGCATGAATTCGGTCAAAAAAATGAAAGAGATTCTGGGATTGGGGGAAACAAAATGAAGAAAAATGAATCAGTTTCAGTTATTGACGCAATCAAATGCCCGCATTGCGAGTATTTAATGGACTATGACCCTTATCTTGATGAATACGAGATGTCAGGCGAATTCGAAATGGATTGTGAGAAGTGCCGCAAGCCTTTCCATGTCAATTTTTGCAGTTCGTTTCATTTCACTTCTGAAAAACTAAATGGAGTAACCGAAAGGACGAAGGATTAATAACTATGAAAAAACTATTAAAATCAATCATTCTATCAGCAGCATTACTTATGGGAGCGGCGGCCGTTGCGCCGTCTGCTTCCGCAGCATGGTCCGGCTGGCAAAACGAATCCGGGTACAGCGGCCGGGTGTTTACGGATGCCGCGACCTACACGGCCGGCGCCTCAACGGTGGACTGGAAAGCCGAGAAAAAAGGCTCAAGCACTCTTTATTACACGGCCGGCGTATACAAGAAGCGCAGCGGCGGCGGGCTGACTGATACGAATCTGGTACAGCGGGGCAGCTTCAAAACGGCAACGCCTCTGAAATCATTCAACGTGAAAACGATCCGGAATAAGACCGGAAAGGGAACCTATGTCATCCAGCTTGACTGCTACTCTGATTCCGGCAAGCGGAACTACATCGGAACATTTGAATCAGCAAAATTCATTGTGAAGTAAGATAAATTCAAAGAAGAACCGGAGGAAAGTACAATGTTACAATTAACAAAAGAGCAGGCTGCGGCTTTTGAGAGCCTACGGAAAAGTGTTAGCTTAGGGAATTGGCAGGGAGAATGGGCCCCGTTAAACAGTCTTGATCCTGTCGCTCTTGCGACTGCCCTCGCTACCAACGAATACCAGATATTAAAGACGCCTGCCGATGAATTCGAAGAGGCTTTTGACGCAATTCGAGAAGAGGCTGAAACCAAAAGCTCCGAGGCCACAAGGTACTTGGATGAAGTGAACGGCTTTTGGGAGCAATATAAAGAGAAAGCCGGTCTTTAATGGTTTGGTAACCCTATTGAACCCGGATTATGGTAAAATATAAGCATATGAAGAGTTAAAAATGAGCCTGCTGGCATTACGCAGCCAATGAGCTTAAAAATAAATACGTCCAAGACGGAAAGCCTGCGGACACTGATCATTGCACAGAATTTTTTCTGCGCTCTGGTTGGTGTCCGTTTTTTGTTATCAGGAGGGATGACATGAAGCGGAAGAAAAAGGAGCCAGATAAAAACGTTTCTGAGCGATCAGATCGCTTTTGGCAGCGGATGATGGGACAAAATATGCAAACTCTGAAAAGAGGCAAGGGCGGCGCTTTGAGACGCAAATAAAGGGAGTGTTTGGTGTGAAGTATGGATTCGCCTATCAAAATGGGAAAATCGTGAATCTTTTGTGCGGAAAAGAAGATTTATTCGAGAATATGAAAAGTTTCTTGATGGAAAAGTGCAGCCTAACAATTCAGGAAGTATCTAAAACTGAATATCTGGCAGAACAAAAAAAGAACGGTTGGAATGAGAAATATTCTATTTACGGACAAAAGGAGAGTTTATAATGTCTGATCAAATGATGGCTTGGGAGATCGAAGAATGGATTCGTGATTATAATTTTATGCTGCGGGAGATCAGTCGATTGAGCCGCATTCTTAACAAGGTGGAGTTTGCCGGGCAGAAGCTTGTGGCTACTTACGGTGACGAAGCCGGAATGCCGAGAGGGTCAGCCGGAATAAGCCAGGCGGAATTACGTCAGATGGATCGTCGGGAAAAGCGGCTCCGTAAATACGAAACTATCGTTGATTTTCTTGAGCGCTCTACTGAAGAAATAGAAGACGAAAAAAACCGGATTGTCTTTGATTGCATGTTAGAAGGGATGAAGTTTCGTGAAATCGCGCTGCATCTTGGCGTTTCCCGCGAAACAGTCAGACGCATTAAAAATGATATTGTGTGCCATTTGTGCCAAATGTGCGAAACGTGTCAGCTTTTGCAATTGTTGAATCAGATTAAATCCGCAGTGTAAACTGGAAGGCAGGACGGGGAGGCGAAATATTCCTGCGTCCCCACCAATTTCATATAGTGATCATTAAGCTCTATGCCCTTATTGGGTGTAGGGCTTTCGTTCGACAAATTTCGCGAATTGTTCCTTTCTCTTACTCCTTAACCGATAATAAGGTGGGAGGTGAGAAGATTGAAAGTGAATTTTAGAATTCATGATATGAGCGATGACCCTTTGACAGACAAAGAAATGGTCTATGACAATTTTAGTGCTCCGATTCCTGACGTGGGGGAAACAATTTCTGTTGAAGGTCAATTTCATAAAGTGAAAGACAGATTATTTGTGTATATGTCAAATTTAGATGTTGATTTACAGATCATTTTAAGATGCGAATTAATTGATACAACACCAAAAAGACAAGGCGGTAATATCGGAAGCTATCGTTATTGAAGAGCGGGCACCTTTTGAGGGTGTCTTTTTTATGTTCTCTGTAAACTGATTCCGGTAAATCTCAGAAAAACAATTGGCGGTTAACGGTCTGAGTGCGGCGTCGGTTTAGAGAGAATATCTTTTTCCAAAACAACTCAATTCAAAAGGAGGCGGCGGTGGATGTAGATGGCTGAAAAGCACATTCAGGCGTATAAGGATTACGCCAAAGGCATGAAATACAAGGACCTTGCCGAAAAATACGGGGTGTCAATGAACACCATTAAATCGTGGAAGCAGCGGCATGGTTGGGAACGAAAAAAGGGTGCACCCTCTGAAAAAAGTGTGCACACAAAAAAGGCAGGCGCCCCACCCGGTAATAAAAATGCATTGGGAAACAATGGCGGCGCCCCGGAGAGAAATCGAAACGCGGTTTCGCATGGGTTTTTCTCAAAGTATCTGCCAGAAGAAACGCTTGAAATCATGGAAGAGATTCATGAGCGTTCCCCTGCTGATATGATATGGGATCAGATTCAGATACAATATGCGGCAATTATTCGGGCGCAACGCATTATGTTTGTGCAGAATAAAGACGACCTTGCAAAAGAGCTTAAAAAGGCGAAATACACTTATCTTCCAGAAGAGGACGAAGAGGGCAACGAATATTTTGAAAAAACTGCCACTGAAGAAGAGTTTGAAATACAATTCGCATGGGATCGCCACGCAACATTCCTGAACGCTCAATCTCGGGCAATGGGCGAGCTCCGGAGCCTGATCAAGCAGTTCGACCAGCTGGCGCATGAGCAAGATGAGCGGCGTCTTAAATTGGAACAAATGCGCTTGAATATCGAGAAGACTAAGAAGGCTATTAACGGCGGCGATGAAAACACCAAAGAAAATGAGATTGCTACAATGTTGAGAAAAATGGTGGATGCCGATGGAACTGAATAAAAAGCAAAAGGAAGTTTGGGACAGCTTCATAAAAGAGCAGCCCAAAATTTTAATTTGTAGCGGCGCAAAGAGGGCAGGAAAAACATTCGTGCTCCTTTTGGCGTTTCTTGCTCACGTCAGCAAGTATCAAAACATGGGTTTGAATTTTGTTATTGGCGGGGCGAATCTCGGAACTATCAGGCGGAACGTTCTGAATGATTTAGAACAGATTCTCGGCAAGGAATTGAAACTCAATAAGTCGAGCGCCGTTGAGATATTCGGTAATCAGGTATATTGCTTTGACGGAGCAAACGCAAATTCATGGAAAAAGGCGCGGGGGTTCACGTCAGCCGGCGCGTTTCTGAATGAGGCGACCGCCCTGCATGATTCATTTGTAAAAGAAGTCATTTCCCGGTGCTCATACAAAGGCGCTGTGGTCATGATGGATACAAACCCCGAAAACCCGATGCACACCGTAAAAACCGATTATATCGACAAAGACGGGCAAAAGTTGAAGAGCGGCCGGCTGAACATCCGGTCATTTCATTTCTCGCTGTTCGATAACAATTTTCTCGATCCGGAATATGTGGAGAGTATCGTGGCATCGACGCCCAGCGGCATGTTTACCGATCGAGATATAAACGGTTATTGGGTGGCGTCTGAAGGAGTCATTTACCGGGACTTCAATAAGGACATTCACTATATCAGTTCTGAGGAATTGGAGAACAGGCGCGTCAACTTCAAGAAGTATTTCGCCGGCGTTGACTGGGGATATGAGCACCCGGGTTCTATTGTCGTAATCGGGCAAGATGACCAAGGGTGTTTTTATTTGCTCGAAGAACATGCCAAGCAGCATGAGGAAATTGACTACTGGGTGAAAGTAGCGAAAGGCGTAAAGGAGCGGTACGGCAATATTAATTTCTACTGCGATTCTGCGCGGCCAGAGCATGTGCAGCGCTTTAGGCGGGAGAAGTTGCGAGCCCTGAACGCCGATAAGGCGATCATATCCGGTATTGAAGAAGTGGCCCGGCTGTTTAAACGAAATGAGTTATTCGTCGTGAAAGACAAGGTTGAGCGCTTCAAAAAAGAAATTTTCATGTATGTATGGAATCCCAAGACCGGCGACCCTGTGAAGGAATGGGACGACGTGCTGGATGCTCTCCGGTACGCTCTGTATACCCACAACAAGCCGAAACACAGAAAGGGGGAGTGACCAATGAAGGAATATATAAATCTAATTCGCCAGAGTGGAATCAACGGTGACATTATCAAGATGATGATTAATGAACACGTCCCTGTTCGTGAAAAATTGATGAAGCTATATGCAAGATATAAGGCTGATCCGGCAGGCGTTCCCATATTAACACGGTCCATCATTGATTATGGTAGCGCGGGAACCGATAAGGTGCAGCGTATTGATGACAAGGTAAACAATAAGCTGAACAACTCATTTGATTCTGAAATCATTGATACCAAGACAGGCTATATGTTTGGACACCCCATTTCTTATGAAACTGAAGATAAGCAATTGAAAGACCAAGTGAGCACTTTCAATACGAGAAATAACATCGAGGACGCCGATTCCGAACTCGGGAAAATGGCTTCCATCTGCGGTTACGGCGCCCGCCTGCTGTTTGTTAATGAAGAAGGAAACGAATGCCTGCGAAACGTTGATCCGTGGGAATGCATTATTCTCGCTTTAGACGATATAACAGAGCCTACGTACGCTTTGCGATATTATTCAGTGTTTGAGTGGGTGAGCGGGAAAAAAGTCGAGTCATATCGGGCTGATTTCTACGATGAAACGTTCATTTATTCGTTTAAGTCGTCTGATAAAGCGAAGTACGATCTTATTGAGACGAAGCCGCATCTTTTCAATGGATGCCCGTTGTTTGGTGTTCCGAACAATAAAGAAATGAAAGGCGACACTGAAAAAGTCATTTCTTTAATTGATGCATACGACAGAACTTTGTCAGACGCATCGAACGAAATCGAACAGTTCCGGCTTGCATACTTGATTGTAAAAGGGGCTTCACTCGATGATGAGGATATGGAAAAGTTGAAAAATAATGGCGTGTTTGAAGTCTTCGACGATAACGGCGACGTGAAGTTTTTAACCAAGGAGATTAACGACGCCATGATCGAAAATCATTTGAACCGTTTGGAAGAAAATATTTTACGTTTTGCGAAGACAGTCAATTTTTCTGACGGCTCTTTCGGGGGCACTATTACAGGCGTTGCCATGCGGTATAAGCTTATGGCGTTGGAACACAAGGCAATTACCATGGAACGCAAAATGACAGCGGCATTCCGTTATCAGTATAAGATACTCTGTTCGGCATGGTCCAAAAGGATACTGGCCGGTAAAGACGCATATCTGAAACTATGGTTTCAATTCAAGCGGAATCTTCCTGCGAACATTCTCGAAGAGGCTCAAGCATCCGCGGAACTCAAAGGACTGGTAAGCGAAGAAACGCGGCTTGCTCTACTATCGTTCATTGATGATGTGCGTTTTGAGATTGAAAGAATGAGAGCGGAAGCAGATGCTTACACCATTGATGATAATCAGGATGAAGACGAGGAACAGGAGGCGAATGAGGATGATGAAGCTTTTCAAAAGGATGAAAGAAAAAAACAGCCATCTGAATGAAGAGTTTAGGATTAATTCTTTGTTGAGTATGCTGGAAAACGAAAACCTGCTGCATGAATCTGAAGAAATATATGCTGAAGTGAAAAAGTCTCTGTTTCTGAACGTGAAGAAAGAAAACGTATCTGACTAATTGAGCAGCAAGCTACTCTTTCGAGTGGCTTTTTTTTATGCCTTTTTTTCGCGTTGTAGGCGTTAAAGAGCAACCGAAATACTTTTGAACTTGTTAGGGGCTTCGGCAACTGATAAGGGCAAGGAGGACACACAGAAATGAAACGATTAAACACGGATAAGTCAGTCAGTCCGTCAATGAATTTCATGAAAAAAGAAAGGCTGCCACTGCGCATTAACCTTCAGCATTTTTCCGAACCTGGGGGCGCGGCTGATCCAACACCGGGAGCCCAGCCAGCAGGTGGAACCGGTACCGATCCGGCACCGCAGCCGAGCGGCGGAGAACTCTCGCTGGATGCAGTACGGGCTTTCCTAGAAACAAATGATGAGGGAAAGAAGCTGCTTCAATCAACATCTGATGCAAGGGTGACAGAGGCGATCAAGACGTATGAGAAAAATACGTTGCCGAAGAAACTTGAGGAAGAGATTTCAAAGCGGTTTCCTCCTGAAACAGAGGAACAAAAGCAATTACGTGAGTTGCAGGAAAAATTCCAGAACCTTGAGCAAGAGAAAACGCGGGAGTCGTTGAGAAATACGGCCCTTTCAATTGCAACGGAAAAGGGCTTGCCTACTAATCTTGTTGACTTTTTTATCGGTCAGGACGATGCGACCACAGAACAAAATTTGAATACCTTGGCCGAAGCCTTCAAGACTTTTGAACAAAGCATCGTAAACGATCATTTCAAAAAGAACGGTAGCACGCCGACACCATCAGGCGGAGCATCAGCCCCGTTAACAGAAGAAGACATTAAAAAGATGAGTACCGAGGAAGTCAATCAAAACTGGGATCGCATCCAAGCTCTTTATAAGAATCAATAGGAGGATAAAAACACATGGCATTAGATAATTTTATTCCGGTATTATGGAGTGCAAGACTGCTGAGCAATTTACAAAGAACTTTGGTTTATGGTCAAACGGGAGTCATTAACAGAGATTACGAGGGAGAAATCACTGCTGCTGGTGACTCTGTGACAATCAACAATATGGGGCGCGTTAGTGTGGGCGACTACACTAAAAATCAAGACATGGATAACGCGCAAACACTTGATTCTACAAGCCGTAAGCTTCTCATTGACCAGTCAAAATATTTCAACTTTCAGATTGATGACGTTGATAAAATTCAACAAAATCCAAAGTTGATGGACGCGGCTATGCAAGAGGCAGCATACGCTCTGAAAAATACTGCTGATTCATATATTGCTTCTCATTATGTGGATGCAGCTCATACGATCGGCAGCGATACAAAAGTTGTTTCACCAACAAAAAACGACGCGTACGAATATCTGGTTGATCTTTCGGTGAAATTGGATGAAGCAGACGTGCCGGAGCAGGGGCGCTGGGTAGTTGTAACGCCTTGGTATGAAGGATTAATGCTAAAAGATGACCGTTTTGTAAAGGCTGGGAACATGTCTTCAGAACAACGCCTTTTGAATGGTGTTATCGGACAAGCGGCCGGATTCACGGTATTAAAATCAAACAATGCTCCACTTTCTAAACCAGAGGGTGGCACAGAAAATCATAAGATTATTGCTGGTCATGGCATGGCGTGGTCTTATGCAGACCAAGCAACCCAAGTCGAGGCTTATCGCCCAGAGAAACGTTTTGCTGATGCAGTAAAAGGGCTTCACTTGTACGGCGCGAAAGTAACAAGACCGGAAGCGCTCGCGGTATTAAGCGCAGCCCGTCCACAATAGGAGGGGCTTTTTTATGTGGATTCAAAATACTGATACCGGTTCAACTTGGTTTGTTGAGGATGAACACGGTAATAAGCTTTTGAAAGAGGACAGATACAAAAAAGTACAGTCGCCCATTAAAAAAGCTGAAAAAAACAGCAAAAAGGCAGCGGACAAAACAACAGATGAAGAGAATCAAGAATCTGCTGACGCTGGTGAAAAACCATCTGACGAATAGGAGGGATAGCGGTGGATAAAGAACAAACTGAAAAAGAGCTTTTGAAGCCGTTAACCCGTAAGATGCAGGAGTTTTTACGGAAGCTGAAGCGGCTTTTTCGTGGTACTTCCGAAAAAATACTTTCCAAGTTGACTGCCCTGTTTGTCAAGCTTGATAAAGGGCGCGAAATCAGCCTTGCTGACGCGAATCGGAGTAATGATCTTTCTCAGATTAAGAAGGATATAGCATCATTGATTACTGCCCTTTCTGCAAAGGTTAAAACGGCTGTTCTTGATTTTCTGACTGAAACCTATGAGTCATCGTATAACTGGCTCATGCTTGGTATCTTATCGGCCGTCGGCTTTAAATTGTCCCGTTCATCGAAAGGGAAATTGCCTGTCGCATGGGCGGCGCCCGCGTCAATCTCGCAGACTATCACAAGTGAAAATATGCTCAAAGCAATCGAAACGGACCGTAAAAAGACAGTTCAGAAGATCAATCATACGATTGAACGCGGCTTTATTGAGCGGAAACGCTTTGTTCAGGTAGCGAAGGAACTGCAAGCTGATGTGGGTGTCAGTTATAACCGCGCGCAGCGCATTGTCAGAACAGAAATGCATCGAGTGCGGGAGAAAGCTACACTGGACGCAGCTACGAAAGCTGATTCCAATGGTATTGCCATGAAAAAGATATGGCACAACATGGGTGACGAGCGGGTTCGTGAGGGAAGAAACGCGGATCATGTTCATTTAGAAGGCCAGGCCAGGTTTGTAAATGAGCTGTTTGATCTCGGTCAAGATAAAAACGGCAAGTCTGTGAGGGCGCCGGCACCGGGACAAAGCGGAGATCCTTCAAATGATATAAATTGCAGGTGCTTCGCGACATATGAACCCGTGCTTTGAAAGGACTGAGAGAAATGGACCTGTCAGAATTAAAAATACGATTGGGAATCCCCGAGGATGACACCTCGCAGGATGCAAAGCTACAAATTGACCTTGAAGACGCAATTTCTTTTGTTAAGGAGGATTGCAATAACTCTTTTGTGGGGCCGGATGGAGTTGAATTATTACCGGGCCCTGTGAAAAAAGGAATTGCCCTCATGATTGAAATAGACCGGGATAGCCCGAAAGGCGTCCAGGCTGAATCAATTGGCGGAATGAGCAAGACATACACGGCGGATGACGTAAGGTATAAACCCGCGTTTGATCTTTTCCGGCCATACAAAAAAATTCGTTTTAAACCATTGAGGTGATCAGATGGGACGCCGAAATATCCGGGTGCGGGATACAAACCGTATACCGGAATTACTGAGGAACCTTGAGCCAAAAGGGAAAATGAAAGTCGGTGTGCTGGACGGCGACCGCCAAATGATCGCGGCTGTTCACGAGTTCGGTTGCCGTATTGCTGTAACTGAGCGCATGCGGAATTATCTTGCTGCCAAAGGTCTTTATCTCAAGAAGGATACACAATTTATTAATATCCCTGAACGGTCATTCTTACGGGCTGGATGGGATGAAAATGAAGCCGAGATTGTCCAAAAGGTAGAGGAACTGGTCAACAGAGCCATAGAGAACGGCGATGCTATTAATGACATCATGAACGCGGTCGGATTGCTGGCAAAGGGCCGGCTGCAGACTTATGCAAGAGACTTGCGGAGTCCTGCCAATCATCCTTTTACAACGGAGGAAAAAGGCTCTTCAAATCCGTTAGTAGATACCGGGGAAATGATCGGTTCTATGGATTACGAGGTTGAAAGCTAATGAAAAATCACTTTCAGTTCGGTGATCTGATTGAGAAATACAGCGTTGATTTTACATTGTTGCTCCCGGCGTCTGAGGGGTTTTATGACGATCTCGGAAAATGGGTAGAGGGCCAGCCGGTGGAATCGGAAGAAAAAGGCGCTATTGTCCCATTGCAGGCGCAATTAATTTATCAATCCGGCGGACGGCTTACACAGATGGACAGGCAACTGTACTTCCAGAAGAAAATCCCTTTCAAGGCTCAAGTGGTTTTTGATGGAGTAACCTTTTTGGTGGAAGCGATGACGCCATACGAGACATACGCCGATTTCAATTCCTATATCTTAAAGGCGGTGAGCAATTCAGATGGATTACAACAGCATAATCAGAACGGTTCTCAGAATGATTAAAGAGAAAACCGGCCATGTCGTTATCGAAGCAAACGGGACAGGTAAACAGCCTGAATACCCTTTTTGCACGTATACCGTTACTTCTCCGTATTTGCCGCAACACAGGGGTGTTGAGGAACAAGGAGTGTTAACGGAAGACATTGAGCTGGTTTTTTCTTTTACATGGATTTCAAATAGTCACATTGAAGTCATTTCTCTTGTTCAAGAAACAGCCTCTTACTTCAAAACTGCTGACGCGCGCCAGACGCTTCATGACAACGGCTTGGCGTGGGTGAGAAACGACGGTTTCGGTAATCGGGATACATTTATCACGATAGACACAGAACGCCGTCACGGCTTTGATATGCGTCTTAGAACGCGAGCGGCTTATGGCGAGACACAAGCGGAGTTTTTTGATTCCGCGCAAATAGAAACCATAGGAGGTTAAACACATGCCACTTAGTGATGTAACGGTCAAAATCGACCTAGTGAAACCGTCGAATCTTAAAGGGTTAGGAACACCCCTAATTCTTGCGAAGGTTGCCGGACACAACACCTATAAAGAATATGGCTCAATAGAAGCTGTCAAAGCGGATTACCCAGAAGGAACACCCGCATATAAAAAGGCTGCTGCTATTTATGCACAGGGCGACAATGCTCCATCAAAAGTAGCCATCGGTACTTACGGAGGTAACCCGGAAAACGGGGAAAGCGACGGAGCGGGAGCGGCTGCCACATTTACGATTCGGAATGCTTTTGACGAGTATTTTGATAATGATTGGCACTTCCTCATTCTTGCTGATGCGACGGCAGACGAGAAGCTGGAAGCAGCAAAAGCGATGGAAGAAAAATCATACAAATTCCTTGTTCTGCAAGTAACAGATCGGGAAGAGGTCACTTCATATACCGGGAAGGACCGGACAATCGTTTTTTATCACCCGATAACAAGCGAGCATCCTGATGCCGGGCTGGTTGGTGCCGTCGGCTCCCTGACAGTGGGTTCAGTTACTTGGAAGTTCAAAAACATTGTGGGCGTCACCCCGCAAGACCTGAAAGCGGACGAGCTGCAAAAGCTCCACAAAGAGGGCGCTATCGCTTATGTGATCAAAGCAGGCCATAGCGAGACGTCAGAAGGCATTACTGCTTCAGGTGAGTACATCGACGTCCTGCACGGCAAAGACTGGGTGAAATTAAATATTGAAACATCCATTCAATCGGCATTCTCAAATAACGGTAAAATTCCGTTCTCGAATGCCGGTTTTTCATTGTTGAGTGTTCAGGTTACGAATGTACTTCAAAAAGCCTTTTCGAATGGGATTGTCGCTTCTGATGAAGACGGTATGCCTGTTTACACCATCAGCACAAAAAAACGCTCTGAAGTATCGGACGAGAATAGAAAAAATCGCGTGTATGACGGCCTTTCTTTCACGTTCAAATTAGCCGGCGCGGTTCATTCCGCCTCAATTACAGGCGAAATTTCAATCTAAAGGGGGAGAATAGTCAATGGCTGCTTATGTTTATGATGCGAACGAGGTCAATACGAATATCGACGGGAAAATCGTCACGGGTTATTCAGAGGGAACCATGGTTTCGTGTGCAAAAGACGAAGAAAAGTTTTCAACAAAAGTCAGCGCTAAAGGTGATGTGAGCGTTGCAACAAAAAACAATCCGTTAGGCACAATTACGCTTACTCTGTCCATGGGTTCGCCGTTTGTGCCTTATTTAAATGGCTTGGCAAACACGGCCAAAACATTTCCGATTTGGGTTACTGGCGGACAGGAGAAAATCGGCGGCACTGAAGCCATGGTAAAAAAGCCTGCTGATGCAGAATTCAGTGATGAAATCGGAGATCGTGAGTTTGAAATTCAAGTCTTCGATTATACAGTTTTAGAGCAGTAAGGTATTAATCATGTCGAAAAGAAAAAAATCAAATGCAAAAAAGCAGTCCACTCGGGCTGCTTTTCAATATATGCAAACCAAACAATCGGAGGGAAAACCTATGTCAAAATTCGGTAAACAAAAAACAGTTAAAATTCAAGGAGTCGAGTACACTCTTCAGCACCCAGGAACAAGACGGATGGTAGAAATTCAAGATGAGGCAATTAACATTAACACAGGCCGCCCAACCTCTTCACAATTGTATGAGCTGTACATGAAAGAAGTTGTGGTAAATCCGAAAGTAAACTTCGAATACTTCGATGAACATCCTGGATTCAATGAATTAATGTATGAGGTTTCTACCTTTCTTAGCGATGAAACCGTCGAAACCAAAGCAGTTTTACAAAAAGAGGGCGAGTGACAACTGGCCCATGTATCGGCTTGTGATGTCTGAGAAGTTTTCTTTCGCAGAGGTTGCATCTATGGACCTCGATACGTTACTCGAAGCCAATGCGGCTTTGGACATTCACCTGGCCGAAGAAAACAAACGAAACAAAAGGAAATAAGGGGGGTTAAACGTTGACAGACGCTTTGCGGAGTACACATATTGATGTGGAATTAAACGTTGATACCTCCCCTCTTGAACGAGCAAATCGTCAGATTGATAGACTTGTTGATCATACAGATAATGCGGCCGGCCATTTTTCTCAAATGCGAACGCAAATGTCCAATATGCACAGGGAGCAGCGAAGATTCAGGAACATGAGTATGATTCTGGACAGTTCTTCTTTACAAACTGCTGCGCGGACAATTGAAAATCTTGGCCCCGCATTTGACCTTATGACGTCCCATGTCGAAAGCCTAAACCGGACCATTCAACAAACGAACAGGTTAGTGCAAAATATACCGTCACGCGTGAGCATCGACGTTGACCAATCATCATTGAACAATGCAAATGATCAAGTTGACAGGCTGCGAAACAATTTGCATAACGTGGACATGCGCCGGGTTAACGGAGGATCATCGCAAAGCACGGCGGCCATGCCTGCTCCTGATTACCGGGGTATGCGTTATTATGGGCGGGAAATGGACTTTTTGCGCGGCTCAACACGCGGACTTGAAGCAGATACTATTCAAATGGTCAATGAAATGCGCCGGGCTTGGTATGAGGAAAGATACGGAATGAACGGTTTCCGTAATGAGCTTATACGGGCAAGATATGGCTTCTTTCAGTTAGGCCAAGAAATGGACAACTGGACCGGGACAAATGAACAGTTCATGGATGAAGTGTACAGGCTAGGCCGTGAGCATAAAGCGGTTACTGACAACATGATCAAGAATAATAAAATGATGCGCATGAGCATGTTGCAGTCCATCGGTACGATTATGGCAATGTCAACACAATCGGAAAAGATCGCTGCCAATTATGACAGGATGGCAAACCCGTTATATCAAGTCAACAAAGCGGGGCTTGCCGTCTCAAATACCCTTGAAAATATGGCGAAGCAGGGAACTGCGGCACACTTGGCCTTGAAGATGCTCGGGCCTACCGCAAATATGAAACAGCTTCAAGATATGACAGGTATGATTACACAGGGGTATATGCGTTTTCAGATGGTAGCGCTTGGCGCGGCCTTCACAAACTTTTTCCTATTCCAAGGGTTGCACAAGGCGGCCACACAGACCGTTCCCGGTTATTCAAAGGCTTGGGAACAAATGTGCAGCACTCTTTTAAAAGCAATTCAGCCGGCCCTTGAAGTATTCGGCACCGTCGCCATGTCAATTTATAAAGGCGTTACCGCGATCGGAAAGATGATCATTCAGTTCAATAAAGCTCATCCAGTGCTGGCTAAAATGATCCAAGGATTTTTATTGCTCATCCCTGTTTTAACCCTGCTTTTATCGCCTTTGGCAATAGGAGTGGGGTTATTTAATGGGTTTCTCGGGGCTCTGAGCAGTCTTTGGATGTTCATTGGCCCGGTAGTAACGGGGCTTGTTGCCATGTCCGGAACAGTCTATGTAGTCGCCGGCTCAATTGTCTTGCTTGTAACAGGCGTTTATATGCTTTACAAGAATTTTGACAAGCTTCAAGAGCGATTCAAACCGGCGACGGATGCCATGAAGCGCTTTGCGGATACCGGAAAAACTGCGGTAGTCAGTGCTTTCCATACCATGATTAAAGAGGTGCAGGGGCTTAAACCTGCATTTATGAAAGGATTTGAGGATTCACAAAAGGTTGCTGTATCCGCAATTCATAAGATGCAAGCTGAATCCTTAAAATTATGGGATCGGTTGGGCGAGTCACACCCTCATTTGGTCGCCGGGATCGAGGCTGCTTACAAAACGGCAGTTGATACTGTTTCCTCATTTGTTCAGAATGCAGGAAAACGAGTAACCGACTTTTTCGGAAAGGGATTAACCGAAGGGTTGAACAGCTTTATTAAAGGGTTCATGAATCAACTCAAGATCGGTCTATCAAGCTTTCAAGGGATTGTGTCAATAATTGCTCCTATTATTGCGTCGATTGGTCTTTCTTTCTTAGGAGTCACCGGGCCGATAGGAATAGCAATTGGGGCGATCCTTAGTTTTGCCGGATATTTGTATCGTTTGAAAGATGCAAACCAAGTTGTCGGCAATGCAATTCATTCGGCCTGGGCGACTGTTCAATCTGTGCTGACAACGGTATTCACGGCCATTCAGCCGATTATCACGACAGTTCAGCAGGTTTTCGGTCAACTGGTAGCACAACTGACACCGCAATTTCAGCAATTAGCCGGCCAAATGCAACAGACGTTCATGCAACTTGCGGGAAATCTTGTTCTTTTAGCTGCGGCGGTTTCACAAACACTTTCAACGATTGGCCCACAATTGATTCCATTGATCCAGCAGTTATTATCGGCATGGATGCAGGTATCAGGGCAATTAATGACAAGTGTATTGCAGATTGTCAGTTCAATTTTGCCATTGCTTGTTCAAGGATTCCAGACTGTTTTTCCGGTCATTCTCAGTGTGATAAATGCGGTCTTACCTATCATCATTCAATTAGTCAGCAGTTTTTCAGGGGTTATCGTTACGATAATCCAGACTGTTCTGCCTATCCTTGTTCAGACAATTCAAATGGCCTTTCCGTTGATTATGAATATCATCCAGCAAGCTCTGCCAATTGTCGTTCAACTGATTCAATTACTCGGCTCAACGATCGGACAAATTGCCATTCAAATCCTTCCGTTGATTTTAACGGCGGTGCAACAGGTATTTCCGATCATAGGACAGGTCATTCTGGCGGTTCTCCCGGTTGTCGCCCAGCTTCTTACTTTAGCAGCAAATATTATTTTGCAGCTTGCGCAGGCGGCTTTACCAATTTTAATTCAGGTGGTCCAGCAGGTCTTTCCGCAAATTGTGCAGATCATTCAGATGGTGCTACCTATTGTCGTTTCACTACTGCAAGCCTTGGCAAATATCATCACCACTGTTGTAATTCCAGCAATTCGTTTTATTCTGAACATCATAAATGCAGTTTTTCCAGTAGTGCTTATTATTGTGCAGACTGCCCTTACGAACATCATTGCTATTATCAACGGAGCGATAGGGATAATAATGGGGATTGTAAAAATCTTCAAGGGTCTTTTTACTGGAAATTTCAGTATGATGTGGGACGGCGTGAAACAGATTTTTTCTAGCGCGGTCGGAATGGTTACAAAACTAGTATCCAATTCAGCAGATGGAATCATCAAAGGATGGCACTATATTAGAGATAAGGTTGGTGATTTGGCTCACAGTCTATGGAAGAAAGTCACAGACAAATTTTCTGATATAGTCGAGGGAGCCAAGGCGTTACCGGGCAAAATGGGCGACGGAATCAAGAGCATGGCAAAACATGCTTTGAGTGGAATTATCTCGCTCAGCAACTCAATGACCGATAAAATGGCGGATGCGGTAAACGGCGTTGTCGGCGGGATTAATACCGTTTTAAAGGCCATTCACGTTCCAGAAATCCCACTTTGGAAACCAGAGCATTTTAAAGTACCTAAATATGCGCATGGGACCGGTGCTCATCCTGGTGGCCCTGCTATTCTCGGAGACGGAAAAGGATCAAATGCGGGCCCTGAACTTTATAGGACGCCAAGCGGGCATATGGGACTGAGCCCGGCAACTGATACTGTTATGAACCTTCCAAAAGGGACGGAGGTACTTTCAGGGAAACAAACAAAACAAATGATGTCCATGCTACCAGCCTATGCAAAAGGTACAGGCGGCAATTTCTTAACGAAGGCTTGGAATGGGGCGAAGACTGCGGCCAGTAAGGTAAAAGATGTTGCTTTAGATGTCTTTGATTATATAGGGCATCCTTCAAAACTATTAAATAAAGTTTTGGAGAAGATGGGCGTAACGGCGCCGTCAATGCCCGGAGTTTTTGGTGATTTTTCAAAAGGTGCATTCACTTTTATCAAAGATAAGGCTGTAGGCTTTATTAAAGATAAAATGTCCAGCTACGCTGGGAGTTTTTCTGGTGGCGGAAGCAAAGCTGTGAAAAAATGGGTTGCTCAAGCTCTGAATATTAAAGGATTGGTCCCTGAATATGCGGGGGCGCTCGAAACAATTGCCATGAAAGAATCTGGCGGTAACCCCAATGTTGTTAACAATTGGGATTCCAATGCAAAAGCCGGCCACCCATCACAAGGGTTAATGCAGTTCATCCCAAGCACCTTTAACGCCCATAAAGAACCAGGACACGGAAATATTAAAAATCCGGTTGACCAAATTCTAGCGGCTATTAACTATCTGAACAGCAGATACGGCGGCATCATGAAACATCCCGGCTTGGTATCAATGGCGCACGGCGGGCCGTACAGAGGATATGCGACAGGCGGCGTAATCAATAGCCCGCAGGTTGCGGCACTCGGGGAAAACGGCTGGCGGGAATATGTCATCACGACTGAACCGCGTTACCGGAATCAATCACTGGGAATGTATGCAGCGCTCGGCAAAGAGCTTGGGGCTGAAACTGGATATACACCAGAAAAAGCAGCAAGCAGTAGCGGTGGAACGTCTGTAAATATTACATTCAGCCCGTCTATCAATGTAAAAGTTGAGGGCGGAAGTGCAAAAGTTGAAACTGATATTTCAAAGGCTATCACCCAATCACTGGAAGACTCTTACGACAGCCTGGCGGCTCTTTTTCAAGCGGAGGGGGTTTATTAATTGGCGAAGCTTGGGAAGGTCAATCTTGTTAACGAAAAAGAATCAGACGGGGCGGATGTGGAAGTCACATCTTATCCCGTTGAAAAAGGCGTGCCGATTACCGACCATGTGCAGAGAAAACCGGAAACCACAAGTGTTTCCGGTTATTTGCTTGGGAAGACGGCAAACAGCGACTATGAATATTTAAAAAAGCAAGCATATGCCGGCAATCTCCTAACCTATACCGGGCGAAAGGTCGCAAAAGACGTGATCATTACGAAAATCGACCGCGATACAGGGGAATTTTCAAACGGGTTTGCGATAACAATCTCTTTACAAGAAATCCGTATTGCAAAAAGCCCGTGGGTTAAGAAGAAAGTGAAAACAGCCGGGAAAAAGAAAAAGGCAAACAAGAAAAAAACCACAAAAAAATCAAGCAAGGTTTATCACAAGGTGAAAAAGGGCGATACGTATTGGGGCTGCGCCCGCAAATATGGAACTACTGTCAGCGCATTGAGGCGGCTCAATCCATGGCCTGACAGAAGAATACCTATCGGGGTAAAGATGCGGATTAAATAGGGAGGGTACGGGAAATGGCTACGAGGGACTATATTCCTTTTGATAAGGAGGATATTCCGCAGCAGTTCGAATTTGATTTAGCGGATGACACGTTTATTCTGCGTATAAATTACAATCAATCCGATGATAGTTTTTCACTGGATTTATACGAGCAAGATATGACGCCTATCGTTCTGGGCGAGAAGCTTATACTCAATGTTCCTTTGTGGGATGACATTGTAAATGAAAACCTGCCGGCCCCCGCCCTTATCCCTTTAGATGAATCAAATTCAGAAACACGGGTTACATATAAAAATTTCATGGAAACCGTGTTTCTTTATATTGATGATGTAGCTGACGGGTCGGAGGGGGATGACATTGGCGACGACGAATAAAAAGTTGTTTGGCCGGGTTGTCAAAATAACCATTGATAACGGCAGTTCGCAGACCACATTTGATTACAAGGATTTAGAAATTCATTTTGAAGTGCCCTTCGACGATGATTTCAAACCTAATGAAACAAAAGTTGAGATTTACAATCTCAGCAAAGATTCGATCAACAAGATAAAAAAAGGCAGCACGATAACGGTTCAGGCGGGTTATCGAGACGACTACGGCGTTTTGACGATTGGCAAAGTGACAAAGGTTCTGAATAACTGGAGCGGCTTGGACAAGGTGACGTCGATCTATTCAAAAGACGGCGACGATTATACCCATATGAAAGTGACAACCGCCAATGCTGATCCTGCTGAGAAATATTATGTCAAAAAAAGATATAAGCTTGCAAAACCGGTTGTTACTGTCAGGAAAGACAAAAACGGCCGAACGTACAAGACTGTCAGGAATTACGGGACGCGGGAAGAGGTTAGGTATCGCAAACGATACATGAAGATTACTTTTAAAGCAGGAACCACATCGAGGCAAATTGTAGATAAACTGCTGCGCGTTCTCGGAATTAAAGTGAAAAATATTATCCTGCCGAAAAATAAGGTGTACAAAAAGGGTTACCGGGTGACTGGCTTAATAGAAAATAATTTAGAAGAAGTCATACATGATGCCGGAGCCGTTATGTACTATCGACGAGGGAAACCGGTTATTCGCCCACTTAATCAGGGCGATGATGAGCGTTTCAAATTAGAAGAGGCCACCGGATTAATTGAGACACCTGAGCAGGTTGAGGAAGATAATTTCAAAGGTTATAAGGCGAAGTGTCTTCTTCAGCACCGTATCGCTGTTGCTTCAATTATTGAAATCAACAGCAAAACAGCAAAAGGAAAATATCGAGTGAAAGAAGGCACCCATTCGTTTGATGGAAGAGACTTTTTCACAGAATGCAAGGTGATGTAATGAGTAAAGCGACCAGGTTTTTCGATGTTTTTGAGAAAAGAATCAAACTATCTATCCATACACTGGCCCCGGCTCGCGTTGTGAAATACAATGCGGAAAAGCATACTGCTGATCTGCAATTGTTGTTCCTTATGAATGATGGTGAATACCTTCATGAATACCCGTTGATCGAACACGCTCCAGTTTTAAAGCATGTTGAGCCTGATATAAAGGTTGGTTCCTCGGTCTTTGTTTCATTCGCTGAAAGATCCCTTGATAACTTGGATGGAAACAAAACGTTTGATCCTGATTCTCGACGAACGCACAGTATCAATGATCCGGTGGTCATAGGAGTGTGGGAAGGATGAAAACGCTCAAGCTTGTAGATGGTGATCTATGTTTTGAAAACGGCACTCTTCAGATGGTCGAGGGTAACGAGGAAATTGCTCAATCAGTCGAATTAACATTAAAAACACGGTTAGGGGAATTTACTCTGGATGAACATTTCGGCTTGGATCGGAGTAACATTCTCGGGAAAGGCTTTGACCAAGAAGAGGCGCAATACGACATTATTAATGCTGTAACACAAGACGAGCGAATTGCTAGCGTTGAATCAGTTGAGTTTTCTCATGATAAAGAGACACGAAATCTATCTGTCCACTTGAAAATGAAGAAAGAGGATGATCAAACAATCGAGCTTGGGGGTGTTGATCTTGCTTAATGAAACAGGATTCCAACGGCAGACCTATTCGGAGCTTCTTGACGGCATGGAGGACAAAGCGAAGGAGCTGTTTGGCGAAGATATAAACACGTCAAGCAAAACGCCATTAGGCATTATCCTACGTATTTTTGCTTGGTTTTTGGCGGGAATTTGGGACATTGCAGAGCGGGTTTATAATAGCGGTTTTGTCAGTAAGTCGGAGGGTGTTCAGTTGGACAGGTTGGGAAGTAATTTCGGTATAAGCCGGGAGCCGGCGGCCGAGGCGGTCACTACTCTGTTTTTTACCGGGGAACCCGGATTCGTCATAGAAGAACAAACCCAATATACAACGGAATCCGGTATTTATTTTGAACTAATCGAAGATGTTGTAATCGGGGATGATGGAACGGGCACAGGGGCGGCTGTATCGCTGTCTAAAGGGATTATTAACAATGTCGCGGCCAATACCATTACTGAACAGGCTGAGACGTTAGAGGGAGTTTATTCAGTGAATAATCCGGAAGCTGCTTCCGGCGGCACTGACGAAGAATCTGATCCGGAATTTCGGGCGCGAATTAAAAAATCAGTTGAAGGCAGTTCTGCTTCTACGAATAGCGGCATCATTTCGGCATTGCTTGCCGTTTCGGGTGTTCGTTCAGCGAATATAGTCGCGAATAATACCATGCAAACGGATGCAGACGGCAATCCACCGAAAAGCATTCATGCTTATGTTCTCGGGGGAACAAAAGTAGACGTGGCTCAAGCTCTATTTGACAGCGTAGCAGCCGGTATTGAAACAGTTGGAGAACAATCGGTCGTCATTACGGATGCAAGCGGTTTGGATCATGATGTGAAATTTGATTTTGCAAAAGAAGTGAAAATTTATGTGCAGCTTGATTTAAAAACAAACGCTTCATTCCCTGCCGACGGTGTGAGTCAAATCAAAAACAATCTCGTATATAAAATTGGCGGGATTGATGAAAATGGTTCATCTTTTACCGGCTCGCAGATGGGTGACGACGTTATTCTGTCGCAACTTTTTAACGCTGTATATCAGGTGAATGGGGTTTCAGATGTGACTATACAAATCGGGAAGGATACGGCGGCTCTCGCTCAGTCAAATATTACAATTGAACCGAGAGAAGTTGCGCAAGTTCACTACTCTGAAATAGTGGTGAATCTGATATGATCAAAGATTTAATAGGAAAGCTGACTGATGCGTTCTTGAAAGATGAAAAGAGCAATATCGGAAAGCTTTTTTTAATAGTCGATGAACAATTGACAGCATTAAAAAATTCACTGACAACGGCAGAACAATGGCGGGATATTGACGCGGCGCGCGGGAAATCGCTGGACCTTCTCGGCGATAACGTTGCCCAGGATCGGGGCCGGGCCACTGATGAAATATACCGTGTGCTCATTCGTGGAAAGGTAGCCCGGAATGCCTCAGACGGGACAACGAATCGGATTATTGAAGCGCTGGCGAAAACATTGAACTGCAAGCAGAGTGAAATAAACATTGTGAGCAGCAAAGAGAACAATCAGGATGAACCAGCTGCAATCATTGTGAAAAAGGCGCCGATCGAAGCATTAAGTAGGGTAGGAATGAGCGAAACGCAATTTTCGAATATTGTTCAAAAAACGGTGGCTGCGGGTGTTCGAGTTGCTTATGTAGATTTAAACGGGACTTTCTGTTTTTCATCATCAGCCAGCACCATAGAAACAAGCGAATATGGGTTTTCTTCTGATGGAAAAGACGGCGGGACCCTGGGGGGCATCTTCCGGCCAGAAGATGATTATCCGTTACCAATTTAAGGAGTGTGAAGCAGATGCCTTTTACAAAAGAATTACCAGAATGGGGGAACCCCGGTCAGCGGCCGCCACAAACCTCCATTGATCAAGGGTATAAGCCGATGGACCACCCGCCGGCCGATTGGTTTAACTGGTATCAATATACGGCCTATCAGGCTTTGAAAGAGCTGCAAACGATCGGAGCAACGAAGGAAGATGTTTCTTCTGCTGTATCTGATGCCAAAGCTTATACTGACAAGCACGAAAAACGAATTGACAACCCACACAAGACAACCAAAGCACAAGTAGGACTCGGTAACGTTGACAATGTACTGCAGGCTTCCAAAGCCGATTTTGACGCCCATACAAAGGATAATGACCGGCATATTACAGCCACAGAGCGTACTAACTGGAACGCGAAGGAAACGACAACAGGAGCCCAAAACAAAGCTGATGCTGCTGAAGAAAACGCTAAAGCATATACTGATGAACTGGCTGCCCGGAGAGATAATCCACATGAGGTTACAAAGGAGCAGATCGGGCTTAGCAACGTTGATAATGTGAAACAGGCCGACTATTATGCGTTTCGCCAACACGATAACAACGGCATTCGCCATATTTCTCAAGTGGAAAGGGACAAATGGAATGGCGGGCAACTCTATCCCCTGACAACACAAGACGGGCAACGAATAAAAATAATGAAAGGGCAGAATCTTTTTGATTATCCGACAGGCTTTTATTTTGGTGCCGGCGTTGTAAACCATCCTGGTGATGATGATGCAGCTTGGTATTATTATGATATATCGGATGTGCCTGCTGACTTGGCTCCGCCACAAGGATTAAAAAAAATAGTAGCCACACGCTCTTATGATAACCGTACATGGATTTCAACAATTCACAAGGAAGGTGAGTTTACGGGTTGGCGGGAGCTTATTACTGACATTGATATTCCTTGGTTAGATGTGACGTACAAAAACGGTGCCAAAACAGGGGATCGACCTGTTCAATATCGAAAAGTAGGGAATACGCTTCACTTAAATGGTCATGTTCTTACTGACAGGGAAATTGTCTTCGGCAGCATACCCACTTCCTGCGCTCCAAGTAAAGGTGTGGTGAAATTGGTTGCAACCAGCGGAACAACTGGGTACAGCAAGATAATTGTATACGCTTCAGGCGACATGAAAATTACTGGTATTATGGCAACAACCGAATCAAAGGCCAACGGTTACTATATCGACATAAATATTCCACTAACTTAAAGAAAGGAAGGTGATTTCATGAAACTGATATTCCCTTACGGAAGCGACAATATTTATATTGGAAAGCCGGCTGAATTATCACTCGATCCGGAAACCGGAGAGTATAAGATGCCTGATAACGCTACGGACATCCCACCATTATCGGCTGATGGTGCGGGAATGTGGCGGCCTAAATTTGATAAAGAAAAGAATACTTGGATCGAAACGGCTGATCAAGAATATAAAGACAGCTTGAAAAAAGAGATAGTTACCGATCCCGATCCAGTTAAAGATCAGCTTTACAAGATCGGGCAACAACTTTCGGTCGAAGAGCTTGCAAGAAAGCAAGCTGAAGAAGGCCAGCAAGCTCTTGGGATGCAGCTTACAAATGAAATCATAGCACGAAAGCAGGCGGAAGCAGTAAATGTTTCAATGGGTAAACAGCTTGCTGCCTTAAAGCTTAAAGTATTGGAATTGGAAGGAGGGGTGACCAGTGAATCTTAATTTCTGGGTTTATGCCTTGTTCTACAAGTGGGCGACAACCGCAATGGTAAAGCAGGCAATGGGTTTTAACGATTGTACCATCGACGATATGAAAGAGGGTGTGGATGCGGCGTATGTTACACCGGATCAGTTTCAGGAAGTAACAGGGCAACCTTACGAGGAACAAACAGAAGCCAATAAATAAGGCTTTTTTATTTTGCCTCGAAGGAGGTGATCAAAATGGAGGGAATACATGTGTGGATGAATTTTGAAAGCTTACAGATCGCAAGAACATATCTTTTCGGGGAGGTGAAATACCTTGACTTGCTTCTGATCCTCAGCATCTTGGATGTCATCACCGGCATTATCAAAGCGTGGAAAATGAAGCAGCTTCGGAGCCGTAGCGCGTGGTTTGGATATGTCCGGAAGATGCTCAGTTTTATGGTGGTCATTGTCGCAAACATTATTGATACGATAACAAATTTGAACGGTGTCCTGACCTTTGGAACCGTTCTTTTTTATATCGCAAATGAGGGCCTGTCCATCACGGAAAATTTGGCGCAGATCGGGGTTAAGATACCAGCCGTTATCACCGACAGGCTTCATGTAATTGAAAGCGACAACGATCAGAAAACAGAAAAAGACGATCAGGCAGCTGGTTAATCCGGCTGCTTTTTTTTTGAATCCAAAAACAGAATAGGAGAGATTTTTATGTCAGCATACAGAAACCAATATATTGATATTAACAAATGGACGCGGCCGGGAATCAAAAACAACGGCGTGAAGAAACTGGTGGTGCATTACACGGCAAACCCCGGCGCGCCCGCTGCCAATCATTATAGATACTTTGGTCAAACGCTCCCCGCACAGAACAGAAATCTGTCTGAGAAGAAACAGACGTTTGCTTCTGCACATATCTTTGTCGATCGTACAGAGGCTATTTGTATCATTCCGTTGAATGAGGTGGCTTATCATGCGAATGATGTCCAACAGATTGTTAACGGGCAGCCTTACCGGGGTGTCGCGGCGCTGAAGCCGAATGCGAATTTCTTATCTATCGGCGTGGAGCTTTGCATTGAAAAGAACGGCACTTTCCATCCGGATACCATTGCCCGTGCAGAACAAGTCTGCGCTGAGCTATGCAAGAAGTTTAAACTTGATCCGATCAATGACATCGTGCGGCACTATGACATTACACACAAAATCTGTCCGGCCCCATGGGTAAGCAGATCCCAAGGGTTTACTGATTTCAAGAATGGAGTAAAAGCGCGATTAGGTGGGGTAGTAATTAACAAACCAACTAACAACAAATCGAAAACCAACACCGATTCGAATAAAGGCCGTTTTATCAAAAACACGGTGGTTTCAAGTGACGGCCTTGTTTTACGTACGCAACGGAACGCCTCTTCTTCCATGGTGCTTAACCTGCCGAATGGTACGGTTGTAAAATATCAGCTTGGATCAACTGTCAACGGATGGGGATATGTTGAATACACCAATTCAAAAGGCCAGACATTCCACGGGTATGTGAATGTCTCCTATATCAAAAGTGATAACGAGCTGAAAAGCGGCGGCAAGAAGAAGGTAACAGCCTCAAAGCCTAAAAACACTCAGAAATCAAAATTCAGCCTGCCTGCGGGTACTTTTAAAGTCACAAGCCCATTGACCCGAGGAGAGGCCGTAAAACAGATTCAAACGGCGCTGGCGGCTCTTCATTATTATCCCGATAAGAGCGCAAAGAACTTCGGAATTGATGGCGCATATGGCCCGAAAACAGCAAACGCGGTCAAACGATTTCAATCTATGTACGGGTTAACTGCTGACGGCATCTATGGGCCGAAGACCAAAGTGAAGATCGAAGCGCTTTTGAAATGAAAATGAGCAGGCATTAGGCCTGCTCATTCTGTTTTAAGTCATTTGTTAGGTATTCTATATCTTGTATGTACCGTTGTATAGTTTCCTCAATGGCATCCCTTACAACACGAGGATAACCCTTTTCACTTTCTTGTTTCTGCTCCTTCTTCAGTTCTTCTAAATCCTCTTTAAACAATTTAATAGCAGTCTTTTTTTGGTCAACGTTCATATGATTGTAAATTTTTCTCATGATAATTCTCCTTTTTTAACTAATTTTAAACAAAAATTATAAATTTTAGTATATAATACTATATTGGAAGGAGGTGGTAAAATGAAAAAGATTATGTCAAGCGTAATTATTCTTTCTCTCACAGGCTTACTTTTAGTATCAACACTATTACCAAGCGTTGCAAGTGCCGCAACTCCTAATAGTCAAACTGAGACTAAAGGAACAACACAGAGTGTTAATGTTCAAACTAACACTGTGAACAATTTGGCTGAGGAACAGAGTGAGGAGCCAGTGTTCCACACTACCGGCATTAAAGGCTATCTAGTCAAATTAGCTGCAAATACAGTCTCCTTAGGAATTAGACATGGTGGAGCAGCGGTTGGCCAAATATTAAAACATGCCGACGCTAAAGCAGCAAAAGCATTTAAAAAGAATTCAGGCTACATAGCAGATAAGATAGATGAAATAGCTGAACTTCCCGATGTTACTGCACATATGATTTCGGACAAGCTATTTAAGGCTTTGAAGGGTAAGATTGGCGGGGGATCGGCCAAAATAATTGCTGATGGTGTTTATTATGCTATTAATCTATTGTTGTTCTAAAAGCAGGTAAATGCCTGATTTTCCTCTTGGTGAATGTATAAGCTCTGAAAAAAAAGATCCAGAGCGTTAAGAAGTATCGTCCGTATAATGAATGAATCCCTTCTTATGACGAGAAGGTTTTTTTGTTTTTTAAGTCAATGTATGGCCTGACTGCTGATGGCAGTTATGGGCCGAAAACAAAAGTGAAGCTTGAAGCTCTACTAACATAAGAGAATCCCTTCTCGTTATGAGAAGGGATTTATATTTTTATTCATCGTATAGTTTATTAACCAAATCAGTAAATGAATCAGATATATGACTCAAAGCTCCATCAGGATCTTCATATGCAATTTCATGATCCCAGAATACCACCGTGGGATTCTCTTTATTCTGACGATAATCGAAACAGATTTCATTACCGAAAGGATCACAGGCGAAAGGGACTATCCCTGAAAGCATTCTTCCATCCTGATAATCTTCTAAAACCTCTAAAATAAAACTTGAACTACCCTCAGTTAGACCATGTAATCGATTAAAAACCGCGCCTTTTGTATTTTCATAGTCAAAAATCTTTTTACTTGGGCGTGCTCCATTGTTGTTTAATATAGTTGAAATGTAGTCGTTTGGAAACTTAATATCTAAAGCCTTTTCGATTTTTTTAACAGTTGTTTCCCCGATGGGTTCTTCGGCGAATCTCCACTCTGTCATATTGACCAACTCCTATCTGTTCTTACTTCCACCACCCCAAAGGTGCCGACCTCCTGTATGACCTGTTTGCCGATGCACCTTCTGGTCAACTAATTGCATTCTCCCTGAATCTTGGTGATGATGCCAAGTATATCCGTCTGGTGTTTCACCAGCTTTTATCATTTCGATTTGAAGGTCATTGAATTGATTTCTAAGTAAAGGATCTTTTTCAATTTTTTCTTTTAATTTTAAGGTTGCATCTTTAAATTGTAAATAATCGCTTTCCTTATAAAGTTTAGAATCAATCTTCGTATCAAATTTTGCTTTGAAAATTGGGAAACCGTCTTTATTATATGGAACTCCAGTTTTAGGATGTTTTTGGTTTTTAAGATGGCCCATTTTTAAGTTAACTGTTTTGATGTTTCCGTATTCATCTCTGTAAGTATAAGGTGCGGCTTTAGTAAACAAATCATCCTTTGATTGAACTAATCTCTTTAAAAGCGGCGTATTTTTAACATTAATAGTATTCCCGGCGTCTTGTAAAATCCCTTCTAATGCAGGGGTATATCTATCGGCATAAGGCTTGACAGATGGATTGCCATTTTTAATCTTTTCGCTAGCCGCCTTCCCAACTTTAGCAAGATCTTTTGATCCTGTTGAGACAGAGGACTTTCCGCCTTTCAATAACAGAAGACTTCCGCCCAAGTAAGTAACATAGTGCATCCGTGTATATGCATCCCCGTGAATCATCTTTTTATCCCAATCATCCTTCAATGTGTCAACCATACTTTGAAAGACACCTAGATAGTCGTATTCCAGAACAGTATCCAGAACTTTTTGAGGATCTTTGTTTAAGTTGTCAATTGTCCAACCGATATTCCGTCCGAGTTGAAGTGCTCCTTCACCGGTATCCTTGGCAAGATCGTATACACCAACAAGCAGACCTTTGGCGCCATCACCTATGATTTGCAATGCTTCTTTTCCGTTATCCATGAAAGCTTTACGCTGTTCCAGAAATGAAACAAATTCAAGCTGTTCAGGGGTGAGATTCTCATAGCCAACCTTTTTGGCGATTTCTAAGTATTCATCCGGGTCGGTTACGCCATCAGCCAGCTTTTTCTTCAGATCCTTGATTTCACGCTCTTTCGCTTCTTCCTTTTTAATCGTCAAATAAGCATCCGAATGTCTTGCGATATCGCCTTTTTTCTTATGGATGTCGCTTTCACGGTACGCTTTGGCGTTGTAGTGAAGCGGCGTGGCGCTTTTTCCTTTGCCTGTGGCGTTTTGGAGCTGCTGAAAGTCGGCTTGGATAAACTGTTCGTTCGCTTCGGTTTCTGCGTATTCTTTCGTTAGATCGTGATCAAGCTTGCCGAGCTTATGTATTGTTTCGCTTCTTTTTTTGTCAGCTGAAGAGAGCTTCTGATCCGTGTTTTCGGTTGAAAACAGATCAAGCGAGATGATGTCTTCGATCTCTCCGAGGATGGAGCGCATGTCCTTTTTCTGCTCTTCCATAATCGCCTTTGATTTACTGAGGGCGTGGGTGAGCTCATGCTCCAGAAATGATTCCTCCACATGCGAATTGGAAAGTCCGGCATCTTCGACCTTACCGGGAAGGCTTGTGAGAAATGCGATTTTCATATCGATCAGATCAAGCCAGCTGTCTATGACGCCGGCGTGGTCTTGGAAAAAGGCTTTGATGTTGTCAGCGCCCCGGCCTGAAAAGTCGCTGTCACCGAGGTCAGCCATACCTTGAAACGCTTTTTTTAGATTGACCATCTGGCCGCGCAGTTCTTTGTATTCACTCGCACGCTGTTTGGCAGCGGTCAACAAGCTGTTTGCTTCAAAAACTTTCATGACCATATCCTTTCTTTTAAAAAGCTTCAACAAGATATTACCATGGAAGAATGAAGAAAATGGTCGCTGTACGATTGAAAAGGAAAAAATGAATCATTTGGTCTGCGTCTTTATTCCTTGTGTTGCTCTTGAATAGAGATAAGAGAAAGCAGATTTGATGTGGCTGGGTAAAAATGACTAGCGGAGCATCCGTCTCTTTAGAGTGGTTTTTTTATGAAATATATTGGTGTCTCGGATAAAAATGGTATAATTCTTGTGTTAGGAGGTGGTTAAGTGGATGAGTTTAAAGACTGGGTACTTTCCATTGCAGGGATTGTCACAATTGGCAAACAGCTTTATGACATATTCCAAAATGAAAAGAAGCAGCGAGGAGAAAAGGAGAAAAAGCGCTTCCGCCGCCAAAGCTAGAAGCGCAACTGCAGGTTTCAAGGTTTTTAAGGGGGGAAACCCCCTGTTTCCTCGAATATACACTCAGTATACATCAAAAGTGATTGCGGTATGCCGCAAAAGCGTATTGCGGTATACTGTAACTCATCCATTTTTTGTATGATGAAAGATTATTTCAGCAAGTACAGCACATCAGATATGGCCATACTTCTAATAATGTTATTTGGCCTTGTCGCTATTGATTCTAAAAACTTGTCGCTTTCGGGAATGATAGCGAGTGTAATTTTATATTTGGCTGTGATCCTCACAATTTTTAAAGGTCTTATTATGATTTGTTCAGAAAAACGACATGAAAGAAAGCGCAAAAGTTAACTTTATCCAGGAAAAAGTTTTGACTGCAGCGGAAGAGCTGCCTGAAATCACTCGGTAGCCGTTGAGCACTCTTATGACTTTTGGAAAGCTCTAGCCGTTAAAAGGTTCGAAAAGTCACATTGTTTTTGTTTGGACATTACAAGCCCTAAAAAAGAATTAGAAGCCGGCCGGAAGTAATACCGACCGTATGATGAATGAAGCCCTTCTCGAGATGAGAAGGGTTTGTGTTTGTCGTACGTTTGCCACTTAACTAAAAAACCTTTAAAAAATATCCAAATTTTTCTTTGTTTTGGTGTATAATTGCATTAAAAACAAAAAAGAGGGGTATAATTGCAATCAATTCAGAATATATCACTTATAAAAGATATCGTAACATTACCGAAGGATTCATTAGTTGATATTTGTAAACAAGCTGGTTTGCCAACTGACGGAACTATAAACGACCTATCCAGTAGAATTTGGGAAAAAATAAAGGGAGATAGAGACGTTCAAGATGAGGCATTAAGCGTTGTAAAGTCAAGAATTCTTTCGGGAAAAACGACTGTAACGTGGTATAAAGCTCAGGATTCCCTTGTAGGTGCAAGAAATCTTATAATCAAAAGTCTGAGTTTTAATCCATTTCATACAGTTAATTTACCTGATCGTAATGAACTTACAAATGAACCAGTTTTATTTGCTGCTGCTGATGGCAATAATGAGGGCGAATATTACTTAAGGTTTATTTATAAATCAGGAGACGTTAGGGACTACTATAGTGAGGTTGAAACAAGACCTTTAACTAAAATGTGCACAGTTTATGTGAATGAAGAAAAGGGAATTGTCGAAATAAGAACGGATCATAAAGCTGCAAAAGAAATCACTTCAGTACTTTTTAGAATGCTAAGACAAGAAAAATTCATGGAGCAACAACGTGTCTTAGCTCCTTTTGGTAATGATGTTGAAAAACTTGCAGACGCACTTAACGGAGCAGTAATTGATACAATATCTAAGCCTGAATATTTGTTGGAAGAATTTTCAGACGAGCAAGCAGAAGCGACAGTCAACATTTTAGCAGCTTTGGATGAATTTTTTGGAGAAAATGATTTAGAGCAATTAAGACAAAATTTAGAACAGGCCCAGAAAATTTTCGGAGAAAACTTATTGGAAACGCCTTTTACGGCAATAATCCTAACAGGACTTCAAAAGGTATCTATGGGGTCTCATAAAGAGTTAAGAGGTCAGCCCCTTTATGATTTTTTAAGACCTTATTTGCAACACCAGACTGGATTTATTCGCTTCCCTTTCAGAGAACCGGAAACTGGTACTGTTGAGGAATATACTATTAGGGTAGGCTTAAGAGTGAACAGCATTTATTTCGTTACACCGGCTACAGAAAATGTAATGAATTATGTGCGCGAAAGAATAATTATATGATATTATTAACACAGCTTTTAAACTGAAGGAGGGATCTGTTGTGTCGGATAAATGGGAAGTTGATTATTGGATTGAAGATAAAGCCAGATCAATGATAAAGAGCTTTTACCCCACTATTGTATCTAGGGACACAGATATACCCCTTTCAGTGGTTTTCGGTAGGCTATTAGAGTTATCGAGGGATAACAAGTTGAACTTAAAATGGGAAATAAGGTGCCCTGAATGCTATTATACGATAGCCACACTTGATGATTTCCCTGATTTAGTTAATGGAAAGACTGTTTATTGTAATGAACTTTGTCATGAAGAGCATGAAATAACAGCAGATTGCATTTTTCCGGTTTTTGAATTTTCTCCGGAATACAAAACATCGATAAAAAAAAAAGCAGTGGCACTAAAACCAAGGAAAGAAACAGAAATAGAGGACAAAGTTCTGGTCCCGTGTCTATCATAGATAATGGATTGTTTGATCAAGACGCAGTGAATATTCTTAAGGAAATGTCACCAAATTTTGAGAAGACTTTAGACAAAGGGCTATTGCCACACATTACTATGTATTTTGGAGGAAATCATATGAATGATCATAGAAATATCGGCGATGTTAGTGTTAACGGAGACAATGTAAATGTAATGGGAGATCATAACCAATTCAATAAAGTAACTATTACAGAAAAACAAGAGATTGATAAAGCATATGAAGAACTCTTAACTGAAGTCAAAAAAATTCAGGATGAGAACAAACGAGATACTATAGAGTTTATGACACAACAATTAAAAGAAGCAATCGATAAAAAGGATTCAGAAAAAGGAAAGAAGATAATTCCGTTAATACAAGGAGCTATTGGGACAATTGGGTCGCTAACAACCATTGCAAAGTTTTTTGGTGTAACAATTTAAAGCCCTTTTAGGGCTTTTTTATATTATCCACTTTTTCTTTAGCTTATCCCACTTCAAAATGCGCTGCCTCATCAAATTTTTCACCGCATCACGGATCGTCTGTTCATCTTTCCCGGTTTTCCTTTTCAATTGTTCCATGGAGGGATTTTTTCCAAAGCGGGTCATGTTTAAGATGATCCTATATACTTTCCTCTCAAAGTCATTCATTTGAATTACCTCCTGAAGAGAATAATACCAGAACAAACATTCCCTTTTCAACTTGAAATAGAACAAAAGTTCGTATATGATGATAGTAAATAAGGAGGGGCAGCAGCATGAAAGCATTGTTAAATCGTTCGTTAAATGAAAAGTCAGCACTGGACATGATCTATATAAAAGCTGATGGGACAGTCTCGAAAAGAACCATCATAGTGCATCAGGTAAAACAGAATTTTATCCGGGCATTTTGTTTTAAGAGTAGGCAGACAAAAACATTTAGGATAGACAATATTCTTGCCGTTGCCCCGGTCAACTATAAAAAAGGGGTAAGGAATCATGCGTGATATGACGAAAAGGCAATCCGAAACATTGCAAGCGATTATTCATTTCATTAATGAACACGGTGTGGCTCCGACTTATAGGGAGTTAATGAAACACCTTGGTTTAAGCTCTACGAGCACAGTGAAGGGGCATCTCGACAAATTAAAGGAGAAGAATTACATCACGTGGCAGAATGGTTGCCCGCGTACGCTGAAATTAGAAAAAAGAGCTCAGCAATTCTGAAGCTCTTTTTCTATTGACTGCACTTTTTCCGCGCCAGCATAAAATTGGACAAGAACTGACGTTCGTGAAAGTTGTAGGCTGCCCGCAACCATTATGATATAATTTTGAAAAATGTACCTTTTGCAAACGGGGTGATATTTTGTTTTTTGAGGAAAAAAACACAGAGGAATTGATCAGATATGAAGATTATCCCTACGCGGTTTATGCCAGGGTTTCGTCTGAAAAGGATAGCCAAACAACATCCATACAAAACCAGATAGACATATGCCATCACTGGATTGAAAAAAACAACTATGAATGGAAAGACGAGGCTATCCAGCTGGACGATGGTATAAGTGGAACAATTCTTCTCGACCGTAAAGCCATGCAGTTAATTTTAAACAAGGCCAAGAATCACAAATTGAAAATGGTTGTATTTAAATCCATCAGCCGGCTTGCAAGGGATCTGAAGGATGCGCTAGATATAAAAGAGGTTTTGCTGGCGCACGGCGTTCGTGTAGTTACGCTGGAAGAGGGATATGACAGTTTATATGAAGGAAAAAACTCAATGAAGTTCGAAATGTTTTCCATGTTTGCTGCTCAATACCCACAGACAATATCGGTTTCAGCAAGTAGCGCGCTCGCAGCGAAAGCAAGGCGCGGGGAACATTCAGGCCGGGTTCCGTATGGGTATAAGAAAAACGGCAAGTTTCTTGAAATTTACGAAGAACAAGCAAAAGTGATTCGCATGATTTTTGATTTATACAATAATCACGGTTACGGCCAAAAGAGAGTTGTGCACAAATTAAATGAAGAATTGCTGCTCGGCAATATTCCCAAGCCTCAGCAGAATGAGCGATGGCAACTATCAACTGTTCAGAGGATTTTACAAAATCCGATCTATTGCGGTGTGTTCATTGCAAACCGGTATACTCAAGTGAAAATCGGGGGGCGAAAAAAATTCATCCGTAACCCAGAGGAAAAATGGACGATTTATAAAGATTGGGCGCCGAAGATCATTACACTGGAAGATTACGAAAAGGCGAATAACAAAAAGCATGTTCTGAAAAAACGGCGTTTCAATCCGAAGAACGAACTTCGCGGCTTAATGAAGTGCGGTGTTTGCGGCGCGAACATGGTCATCCTGTTCAGTTATAGACGCAGGAAAAAAGACGGCGTAAAAGTGGAGCATAATTATGTGAAGTGCAGCGCCTACCGACGCGGAGGGAAAAACATGTGTATTTCTCACCCGCCCATCCAGTATAAAGATTTACGCGAAATAGTTATTGAAAAGCTCAAGGAGAAAGGCCGTAAATTAAAACTGAATGTGAAATCAGATTATGAAGAGAAAAAGAAACGGCGGATCAGAGAAACAAAAATTCAAATTGAAGCTGCTGAGAAAAAACATAAACGGCTGCTGGAACTATTTCTCGAAGATCAAATGATTTCTAAAGCCGAATTTCAGGCAAAGCGGAAAGAGATCGAGGATCAATTGGAACAGTTAAACGATAAGCTGTTTCTGCTTGAGCGTGAAGAAGAAGAATCAATTGACATAACAAACATTAAAATAGCCTTCAGTCTCCTGAAGAAAAAGGACCAGGATTTGTATGAGGCGTTTCATGCGCTTATTGAAAAGTTAGTCATTCATGAAGATGGAACCGTTGATTTCCATTATAAATTCCAGTGATCATTCTCATTTATGTTTGCAAAAGATATGCATAACAAATGCCATGCAGAAGTTAGGTGTGAAAGGGCGTTCGCAAGCTGTTGTCGAGCTTCTTAGAATGGGTGAGCTAGAGCTCTGATTCTTGCCGGTTTTCCTTCTTTTCGAGAAGGAGCCGGTTATTTGCGTTGGCGCCCGGGCTGATGGGCATGCGGTGAAAATCCCGTTTTTCCTTTTTCTCCGTCAGTCTTGCATTTTCTTAAAAAAAGAAGGAAAATAGACACGGAGCGCATAGCCCAGAAAGATCCTTGAGTGAGGGATGGACAA